GCACTACACAGAGATTAGCGAGATTAGCACATCGGTAGTGCACGGGCTTCCCAAGCCTGTGAGGCGGGTTCGACTCCCGTATCTCGCTCAAGTATTGATAATCAGCCACTTACATCGTTTTTCACTATAAAAACATAATCAAAAATCATCATTTTCACCCACAAAATAGGTACAAAATCGTGCATAATGTACGCCAATGTGAGTAGTTTTGTGAGTAATATGTGAGTAAAATTGAGTTGTGAGTAAAATCTGTGAGTAAGTATGAATAGCATCAAGACATACGTTGAAGGAAAGTCACTGAAGGTTTTCTTCATCATAAGTTATCAGGGAAAGAGATTCCAGGTCTATACCGGCATCACGAGTACCGTCAAGTTCAGCGGGATGGTATTCCCGAAGAGTGTTCCGAACGCAAGAGCCAAGACGGCGATGCTTGCAAGGCTGTTTGCGTCCGTGGAAGAATATGTCTATATGAATGTTGATCTTCCGGCAGCAAGGATGAAGGATGAAATCAAAGCCATAATAAACGGAAGGGCAGCATCTGTAGAGAAGAATATCCTCTACTACATCGATGAGTTCATCAAGACCAAGGCCAAGGACAGTACCAAGGAGATATTCCTCAGAACGAGGAAGAGGATTGAATCCTTCGATGAACATGCCGACTTCGACAACATCGACAGGGACTGGCTTGAAAGATTCCAGGCACACGAGCTTCTGAAGGGTCGTATGAGTGGTGGAATAGCCATCGACCTCAGAAACATACGTACGGTGTTCAACTGGGCCATAGACAACGAGATTACCACCAAATATCCTTTCCGTAAGTTTTCAATCAAGACGGAGCGTCAGCAGTACCTGTATCTGAGTGCCGAGGAGATGAGGGAGTATCGTGACTTTCCGGTAGAGCCTTTCATGGAGAAGTACCGTGACTTGTTCATGCTCGGGTTCTATCTGATAGGCATCAACCTCTCCGACCTGCTCGAACTTCCTGCCGACTGCATCAAGAGAGGGCGCATCCAATACAAGCGCAACAAGACCGGCAGACTCTACGACATCAAGGTTGAACCGGAAGCGATGGAAATCATTAAGAAATATAAGGGAAAGGACCACCTTCTGTGTATCCTGGATGACGGAACGAAGGAATCAAGCTTCAGGAGAACGTTAGGAGATTACCTGAAGAGAATCGGACCAACGGAAATGAAGAAGAACAAGCGTGGCGCCTTGATCAAGAAGGAAATCAAGCCGCTTCACAAGGATATTATATGGTACACTGCAAGAAGAAGTTGGGCAACCATAGCGGCGAGCATTGATATTCCGAAGGAAGTTATCGGAAAGGCTCTAGGGCATAGCGAATGGGACAACGATACTACTTCGCTCTATATTCAGTTCGATAATAAGAAGATAGACGAGGCGAACCGAAAAGTCATCGACTACCTGAACGGGTAACAAGGAAAATCCCCACGTCATCTGCAAATGACGTGGGGGTTATATTAAAGATATTATTGTTTCCTCTCATATAGTTTCTTAAGTTTAAAGTCAGCGATAGCGATTTTATTTGAAATATCGTGTATTTTCTCCTCCGTATCACCCATTGCTGCAATGAACTCTTTTGAGGTAATTTCTCGTTTTAGGAAACTTACCTTTGCGTTCTCATATTTCCACTTTGCCCTCCAAAGTTCAATAATTAGACTATACTTAGTAATAAATGCCTCCTTTCTGGTATTGAGTTCTTTTCTGAAAACTAAATCGGCTTGCGCCTTCTTTAGCTCCTTCTTCAGCTTCTCGTTGCAGCGGAGAGTGTAGCAGACTTCGGTAGCAAGAAGTGTAATGACAAAACAGTCAGCAAACACGTCCCAGATTCCAAGGAACGCTTCCACAATACAGAAGCATAGCCCGATGACAATGCACACGACTAAGATGTCGATGCGGTCGAAAATCATTTTTAATATTTCTTTCATAACATTCAAAAATTAGATGCCCGCCCCGAGCTATAAGCAGGAGACGGGCACGGTAAACTACTTAGTTGTCATCATCATTTGAGGAACGTTTCCGTAAACAGGGAGTTTTCCATCCCATTTCTCAATCCACATCTTTTTCAAGATAGCAGGAGTAAGGGAAGCCGTCTTGAGCTCATTGGCCTCACGTTCTGCACGTGCCTGCACGAGCATCTTTTCCGCCTCTGCCTTCTTGACCGCAACCTCGTTGAGAGCTCTCTGTGCCTCCTGGATAGCCTTGTTTTTCTGATTAACGGCCTCCACGATGGAACTCGGATACTTCAAGCCGGAAGTCAGCTGCTCAAGATGGAAATGCTCCTTTGCGAGAGCCTTGCTGAGCTGCGCCTCGATTGCACGTTCAACCAGGTTCCTGTTGCTGACAATCTGATCAGTTGTGTACTTGTTGAGCTGAATACGGAACGCATCCTTGACATAGTTGAATAAAGTTCCGTTCACGATATCCTTCAGTTCCTTGCGGTACTTCTTGAAAACTCTCGGAGCATTGCCGTCAACCATCTTCAGTGACACGGTAGGGTCCACAGTGAATTCGGAGCCATCCTTGGCGTTGATGGTAAACGCAGGGTAGTCGATGGTCTGAACGAACGTTGGATACTCATAGACCTCCTCAGTGAATGGATTGTACCACACGCGGCCGGTAACGAGGCTAACGTCATCAACACCCTTGTCAGTGCCATAGAGGTTCACCAGGATACCCTCGGAACCTGCGTCGATACGCTCGCTGCAAGAAGTTAAACACAACGCTGAAAGAATCAGCGACAACATGAACACGAATTTAATCTTTTTCATCTTTTTTATTTTTAAATGTTAAACAATCCGTTGCGATGGAAGCGAGAATCCATAACAGGAGGATGGCCACGCTTACGATGTTCGTTGTCGTGTCTGCCTTGCTCACTCCCCTGAGTCCGACATCTACGACCATGAGGGTTATTACAACCCACGCCACGAATGCGGCGATTTTCCATTTGATTTTCTTCATTGTATCTATTTTTTAATTATAGTCTAGAACAGATCCTTGATTCTTCGGAAGTCCTCTCCCTCTGGAACCGGGCAATCCTTCACCCACTCCATGTCCTTCACTTTCCACATAGACAGGTCGATGTCCTTAGGGAGAAGAGCCTTCATGTCTGCGAAGAGGTTGAGACGGAGGGAGCAGTCAGGGTCGAAACAGTCGTTGAGCTCTCCATTTCTCTTCTGCTCAAGCATCTTTGCGTTGATGTCGATAAACTCTTCAACATCCACCTTCTTGTGAGGCGTGAGGCAGATTCCGTCGAACTCGTAGCTGCAATCTCTGAGAATGTCAAAATCGAAGAATGCAGTATAGAGGTAGAACTTCGATTCCGGCAAGCCCATGGCGTATTGCGTCGCCTTGATGCCTCCGACAAGCCACGTTGTCAAATGGCCGCTACCAGGCAGCAGCGGTTCTCCACCAGTGATACTAATCTCATCATAGTCCAATCTGTCAACTACCGGAATCTTCTCGAAGTCGAACTGGTTGTTGCAGCACATAGGGCACTTGTTGTGACACTTTGCAGTCACCAGCAATCTTAGTTTCTTGTTCATAATCTCAATATTTTGTTTATGTATATAACACCTCTATACCCATAAGAAATATGGGATAGAAGATTAGTGTCTGTTACTTTTCTTTATTCCATATTTGTCGCAAATCTCGCAATACGCTCCGTACGCCATTTCGTCTGCCATCTCGTTATAATGGTCGCCGTTGTGACCTTTTACCCAATGCAAGCGAACTCCAGCAACGTGGCGAGAATGCTTTTGGTAGAGTTCCCATAGGTCACCATTTGTGTCCGGCTTGTACGTCTTCTCCAGGGTCAGTATGCTATATTTGCTATCAGTATAAACATCAACACAAGCGCCGTCCGGGCAGGCATTGACCGCAGAAATTATGGCAAGCAGCTCCATACGATTGTTCGTAGTGTTGAGTTGGCCGTGATTCTTGACTCTAACAACTTCTCCATCCTTGATTAAGACGTAAGCAGATCCACCTGCCTTTGTGGCCGAGTTGTTATCACAGCTACCGTCAGTATAGGCGATATAGTGCATGCCGTTATCCGGGAACTCCTCTTCTTCTCCGCTTTTTTCTGATACTGATGCTCGTTTGTATGGTTTGCGACCGAATTTTGGAAGAACGATGCCATTATAGCATATAACCAGTATCTGCCAGCTCTTTGGAGGGTCGCCGTTTTTCTTCCTCCAACCAACTTTTTGGCAGGTTTTCCACAATTCTGATGTGAACTCTCTGTCATTATACCCAAGCTTCAGTGAGCAGAAGTCCTCAAACTCCTCGCGCGTGGGTATAATAATATTATTTTCTTTATCTTTATCCATGATATAATATTTTATTTAAATTTATACTTACATTATTTAAAGAATATGGAACAGGTTGCAGATAGCTGATTGAGAGAATCCCCCTTACCCACAAGAAAAACTTGTAGGTGAGGGATTCCTCGAATGGCATGGACCCAGTATATTGACCCTTCATTCGACCTCTGCACGAACTACACGTGCTTCAGCGTCGCAGCTTTCGGATTGTAGCATCCACCCTTCTCGTGCCTTCTGCGATTAAACCCTGCACTTTTGCCATGAGTCCCACTTGCATTTAAAGTCTTGGTGTGCGTGGTGTATTTAGCCGTCTCTTCCACCTTGACTTCGAGGAATAGGATAAAAGAAATTACCCTATCCTCTACTCAGTCGCTCTCCGAGTATTGGATAGGGTATATCATGGAGTGGCAAAAGCCACTAAGATAAAGCATATTCAATTTATCAGCGAACGATTTCTGATAAGCTGATGCAAAGATACGACGATTATCCTTACCCTCCAAATGCCTGATTTGTGTCAAAAATCCGCTCATTCAAGTAAAAAGTAAAAACAAAACTCTCGAAAGTGCTGATTTGGCTACGCATTTCGATTGAAGTAAAAACAGGAATTTGTGCTATTTATTAAAGTATGGAATATTTACATTAACCCTTTTTAAGGAAAAAGAGTGTTTTTCGGTGTGTTTTTAGTGGTGACTTTTAATAAAATAGCCGCCTATCTGTAAGTGGATAAGCGGCTATTTGCGGTCTAGAACTTCCAAACCTGGGCCTGATACTGAGTATCACGCGATACTACCATTCTTGCGAATTTGTATCGTGTTGCAGGTTCCTTTAGCTTCTGCCTTCTTCATCAGCTCTTCTGCTTCCACTGCCGTATCGAACAGTGCAGCATCGACTCTTGATGAGACGTAGTGCAGCTCACTCCCGAGGAAGGCAACCATCTCGTTACTTTCATTATAGATGGTCACATAATACACCTTTCTTCTTCCTAGGATTTCTCCTGTTGAATTCTGTAACTTCATATTCTTTTCGCTTAACCGTGATGCGGTAGGGCTTGGTTATTATTTGGCAGGAGCCGAAGCTCCTTGGTTTGGCTAATCGGGGCTAAATCTTAACGATCATCTTCACGACTTTGGAAACCGTTCTGTACTGAGGAAGCTCAATACCTAAACTCACGAGATAATCTTCCAGTGTCTTCTGAATCCACTCAAGCTTCTCGCCTCGCTGTTTACAGGTGTTAATGATGTCGCTAATCTCTGCGTTGTACTTTCTTTCCGATTCGTTACTAGCAGACTTCAAGGCCTTTTCCAGCTCTGCGACTCTGTTCTTGAGATTTTGATTCTCTTCAACAAGTCTGTCGTAGCTTGCAAGGATAGGCTTCATCTGCTGCTCGTAAGGCAAATCCTCATTCATTGTTTTCTTCATAATTCCAAATTTAGTTAATAATAGTCAGATTATTATATCTGTTTTTGGATAAAATCCTCCCCTACCCTCACGGGCAAGAGAGGACGAAACATTTGTATTAATCCGCCCGTATGGCCGATAGCGCAGCCCCATTTAATATGGAAAGTATCTTTGGCAGGGAGTATTGCTACTCCCCGGTTTTGGCTAGTTGCCGTTAAAGATTACCTGGAATGGAATCGCAAGCTTGTCGGTATCAAGCGGAACCTCGCATTTGATTCCAAAGATAGAATCAAGATGGCCCAGGGCATATACCTGCAAGCTCATCTTCTCCTTGAACTCTTCGATGCTGTCATACTCGCTCTCCAAAACGATGTCTGAAGGGAATTCATCGAAGTCTTCCATCTCGTCAACGTAACGCTCGTTGAGCATTCGCAGCTCGTAAGCGAAATCGTCGTACGTCTTGATCTTGTACTCAGCAGCATCCTTCCAAACACCAAGAAGCTCCTGCTTGAATTTCTCCTCACACTGCTTCTTTCCCTCTTCCATTAAATCATCTGTAATTCCTGCTAACATAATTCTATAATTTATTGGTTAATACTATCTATCAGTAAATTTGTGAGCTGGGTAGCCGAAAGCCAAGGTTCGAAGCGCACTTTTCTTCTAATGAGCTCCTTCTTGATGATTTCAGATACGCAAGACACTTCCTTTTCAAGTTTTTCTGCCTTGCGCTCTGCCTGCCCCTGCTCTATCATCGCTCTGTACGTATCTTCTACGTCGCAGATGCCAGAGAGCTTGTCGAGTCGCTTTTTAAGTTTAACGTTCTCTCCTACCAGCTGACCTCTGCTCATATTTTCGAGTCTTTCTCTGTATGCTCGTTCTTCATCTCTTTTCATAATCCTAATTTTAGTTAATAATAGCAGGAGATGGCTACTTGCCACCTCCAGTTTGGCTTAGTCCTCGTCTGGCTCGTCGTCGTCCTTATCGTAGACTCCGAATAGCTTGAGGGTGTTGCTGTCGATTTCCGACTTTCCGACGATGTAGCGCATCGTCATCTGGATGTTGGGTTTACCATTGCTGGTATGGCCCATCATGACGGCAATTTGTTCTAGCGGTACTCCTTTCTTGGAAAGATTCGTTGCGAACGAACGCCTGCCGGTGTGTGAGGAGATGAAGCGGTACTTCTTTCCGGTCTCCTCCCTTCCGGCCTTAAACACCTTCGTGTTCGCATCTATTCCGCATTCACGGCAGATGTCACGAAGAGTTCGGTTGAAGGTCATCTCGCTGATTTCGCCAGGTAGAGGTTCGACACCCGTGCCGCATACCAGGAACGGACGGAGCTTCTTGTGGAGAGGAACCATGACCTCTGTCTTGGTCTTCTGTGCCACATAGATGAGGAAGTGACCGGTGTCGTCGATGTTCTCGGGAGTTATTCTCTGGCAGTCGCTGTAGCGAGCGCCGCAGAGGCATTCCATCAGGAACATGCGCTGAACATATCTCTTCGTCTGTCCTCTTGGATTGTAATTGATGATTCTGTTTATCTCCTCATCCGAGAGATAGACAGACTGCACGGGCACGGCCTTCGTTCTGAGTATCTTTCCGAACGTCGGGCTGTTTATCTCCTTCGTAGCATCGTTCTCACGTATCACCGCCTTGATGGTGGCGCATACGGTCTTTGCGGAGTTTGGAGCGTAGTTCTCCTTGATCTTCTCAAAGAGGTCACGGAGGTTGTCGTCAGTGATGTCTTCCCACAATGGCTTGTGGCCCAACAGCTCGTCGAACATTCTCACGACCTTGATGAACTTCGGATACTTCCAGATATAAGCTCCGTAGAAGGTGTTGTGCCTCCATGCGTTGCTGTGATAGTCAGAGAACCAACCCTGCTTGATAGCGAGCTTGTACTTCTCCTGCTGAACAGGAGTCAAAAGTCGTTCCCAGTCTCTTGTCTTGATTCTTAATTCTTCTGTCATAATTCTAACTTTTTGGTTTATAGTGCAAAGGTAACAAAGTTTATTTTATAAACCATCACCTTTGCCGTTTTTAACGCTAAATTAACTTTCGAGCTCATCGTTTAGCTCGTAGGCAATACGGGCGAGCGACTCGAAATCCATCTCAAAATCCATAGGGGATACTCTCTTCACCACTCTTTTGTAGCTCATCATACGTAGCGTGATAGTCGGGATAGCGGTATCCTCGCCGTTAGTTTCAATGAGGACAGCTTCGAAAAGCCCGTCGCTGCACTTAACCGGACGTTTCAGCTCTTTGCGGATGATTCCGTGCTCATACATTATCTCGCGGATAGTGCATGCTAGCTCCATCTTAACACCTGAACGCAACTCGTCAATCTCGTCTTTCAATTCTTTTCTATCCATAATCTTAATATTTTGGTTTAACTTGATGCCCACCGTTCCCGGCAGGCTTGTTTGGCTTACTGGTTCTCCTTTATGATTTCCAATGCTCTCAGGAATCCCTGAAGATAATTCTCGCATTCGCTCTTCTTGCCAAGGAACTCCTGTGTTCCATCGATAATGATTCCTATACGGCCGGTCTTCGGGTATTCCTGTATGTGGCAGGTGTACTCATCGCTGCCGAGCGCATCTTCGACTTCCTGCGCCATCATCTGAGCCTTCCAGGTGATGTTCGCCGCATCGTACTCATCCATAAGGTGAATCCAGTCACAATCGTCGATATCTTCTACGGAATCGATCTTGCGGACTGGCTCAAACTCCTGTAATAGGTCAGGAACCATTGGGTTGTTCTCTCTGACAAACTTCTTGAATCTTTCTAAATCTTCCATATCTCTATTCTTAATTGGTTAATACTTGCACCCTCCGAAGAGGGCTTTTTAGGCTTCCGTGTAAGCGAGAATCTGTATGTAACGCATCTCGAAATTGACGAAGATGTCAAGATATATGCCATCGTCAGTAAGGAGCGTGGTTCCGTTGTTCTCCTCTGTGATGATCTTATTTTTCTCTGTGCCCATGAGGTTATTTACCAGGTCGTTTGCCACCATGGCCAAACGCATCTTGTCAGCACTGTCTTTTATCCATCTGACAACCATTGCGTTGTCATAGACCTCTGCATGACAAGCGTTTGAATAAATAAAACCGACCGCTTCGTTGCAGTAGTTGTCCGTATACAGACCTTCATCGAACATCTTTTCCCATAGAGGCTCATAATAGAGTTCGTTCTCCATGTCATACTTGTCAAACTTGCTCACATTCACATCTACTATTTCCATAATCATTCTATTTAATTGGTTAATACTAGGAGCGTGAAACAATAATGTTCCACGCATTTTTTCGGCTTTAAACCGGCAGAGACACGATATATTCCTTCTTTTTCTTTCGTGTTCTGCTCTTCACAGTGAATCCACAAAAATCTCTCAGCCACCCGGCAGCATTGCCGATGAATGGCTCGTTCACCATAAGGATAGGACGAAGCATCCCGTTTTTCTTCATGCACTGATAGTCGATGAAGTCGAACGGGTCATCCGGGTCATCGCACTTCTTCTCCCACACGCTGACATCGAGATAGTCGATGAAGTCTCCCTCTGGCGGGTTATCCATCTCGATGAATCTCTTCGGCGTAAGGAGAATCGTATCCTTAGGCTCGTGGGTCATAAAGAAATTCTCTATAACCTCGTTGAACTTGTTCATGTCCATCTGTTTCTGGACAATGCCCTTTCTCTTCATGATGTCGGAAGCTTTGAGCATTCTTGTTCCTCTTCTTGCTGTTGCCATAATTCACAAAATTTTAAATGGTTAGACATAGTACCATCCGAAGAGGGCTTTTGGCTAGTGTGCAAGGAATCCTACCGCCTGGCCCTTGCCGATGGACCAGCATAGTCTGTCTTCCTTCAGGCACTCTGTGCAGTTTCCGGTACAGAGCAACGTTCCTTCCGGTGCTGATGTCTCACTCTCGAAGATAGGATGTGCCTCCGGGAATCCGTGACGGTTGTCCATCTTGAGGCCAAGCCATCCACTGAAGAGGATATGCATGTTCTCTGGAATGACGTTGCCCTCATCGAGATACTCGTTACATACATCGAACATCTTGGTGAACGCCAGGAACTTGGCATCCTTATGTTTGCGAGCAATCTCGCACATCTTGCCAAGATACCATTTATTTTGGATGTCACCGCCGATGTGGTATCTGAATGCTCTAGGATAGCGGTAGTTGAGGTAGTCATCAATCTCCTTGAAGTATCGCTCGGGATCCTCATGGTAGATTGCCGAGTTGATGGCTCTCGTCTTGATAACCTCCTTGTAAATCATATCGTTGCGGAGGTCATAGCAGCTCTTGGCACAGACCCCGCAGTTCCCACAGTTCATGACCGGGATAAGCGATACGGATGGGATTGCTCCCAATTTGCTGTTACCATCACTGATTTTGACATGCAAGTCGCTAACGTTCTCCACTGCATTCTCATAAGCTGCCTGTGCCTTAGACAGGCGATTCTTCATACCTTCCTTGTTTAATGTCCAGTAATTTCTACTCATAATTCTAATTTAATTGGTTAATACTTGGGGAACAAAAAACCGGCGTGTCTCACGACAGACCGGCTTTGAACCATTTAAACAAAATCTAGTTATGATAAGGAGTCAGCCGCTGTTAACGACTGACATGTTTGGCTAATCTTCATCTACTTTTACATTGTAGTGAAATCTTACAGTAAGGTAGTCCATACACAGAGAGAATGTATAGATTAAAGGCTCTGCCTGGCGTTCGTCGAGATACTGCTTCGTCTCGTAACAATATATATTGTTCTTGGACTCGCCTGTTAGTCGTTTGACAATCTCTCTGCCCCATTCTGACGTACGCCACGGTCGTAGCATTTTGATAGACAGGTAGTTTCCATTATACTCTATCATTGTAGGTACACCGCTGACAAATCCCAATGAGAACTTATTGCTAAGATATTGAGAATCATCAAAGATAGCATCGAGAAGTGATTCCTCAACGACATTCTTTCCATCAATAGGAGCCTTCACATACTTTCTTGTGTCTACATTAATCTCTTTCATAATTCTTTATTTTATTGGTTAAACATAGAATCGGTTACCGAATCAGTAACCGACTTTTGGCTAGAATGGCTCCCGGCTGGTGCCTTACTTTAGTAGTTTGATCTGGAGAGCTTTAGCTCGAAGGATTACCTCCAGTGAATGCACTGGAGGAGATCCTCTCGTTGCAGAAGCTCTTGTAAATTACTGCCGGGCCACCATTCTTCAGGCGGCGAACCTTGCGTCTTACTGGTGATTACTTCTTCCACTCGTTAATCTTGCCCTGGATATCGATGCCGGACTCCTTGATAAGCTGCTTGAGAACACCGAGCATTCTCCAGCCCTGCTCATCATAGAGCTCTGCTTTAGACTCAAGCTCCTTCAACGAGTTAGCTTCTGACATCTTTCTGCTGCCCTTCGGGAATCTTGCTCCGTGGAACATGATGAGGTTGCGCATGGTGTAATAAGCACCAGAACCTTTGTAGGCACTGATGAATGCGTCAGACTGCTTAGTGTTCCATGCCAAATGCTTACGGGTCTTATTGAACTCGTGAACGGCATCGTAGACTTCCTTGTAGGTGTTGCTGTCATACATCTTGCGCGCGAGGCGGCTGAGAGGGGCATATACCTTCTTCTCAAGATCGGCAACGAAGATATCCTCGTTCTGAAGACGTACGTAAGGGTTACCTTTGCAGGTATGCTTGAATGCCTTTGTCTTCTTTCCGTCCTCGTCTCAATTTCCTTCTGAAAGGTCTTGATACGTGTGGACGATAGGGATATATTATGACCCTTGATGGAATATCCCAAGAACTTGAACCAGTGATTAGCGTCAAGATACTCAACCTTCTTCGGATTGAGCGTCATCTGCATCATCTCTAGCTCGCTCTTCATGATATCCATGGCTTTCTCATAGTCTTCACCGACAAACAGCGTATCGTCTGAATAGCGGACGTAATATCCGTTAAGCTTAGATAGCTTGTCGTCAAGATGATAGAGAATGACATCAGCCAGCCATGCAGCAACAGAGCATCCCTGCTTGAGGGACTGATACTTCTCGCAGAGGTTGTTGTCCTCATCAAAATAGATATCCGTGTGATAGTAGTCACGAATGACATCTATCAGCGCAGATTTTCCAAACTTCTCCTCTACTTTGTCAAATGCCCAATCAATGAATCGAATAGGCACGGAATCGAAGTACTTGGAGAAGTCACCTTTCCATCCGATGATTTTTCCCTCTGCCGAGTATATTATCCGAGACACATCTTGCACCACACGACCGCAGCCGATACCTTTCTGGTACGACGTGCAGCGTGGATGCACCATGTCCGGCATCAGCTCGAACAGGAGGTCGTTGGCTATGCTTAGGAGAATTCTATCCACAGACTCATTCACATAGACCGTACGGTAATCTCCGTTGTCTTTCGGAATCTTGGCTGTATGAGGCGGCATTATCTTGTAATTGCCGCTCTTGATCCTCTGATACATAGTCAGACGAGCCTTTGGTGTAGTAAGCTGATACATTACTGCTTTGTTCATGTCCTTGAATAAGCCTTTCTCAATAGCATACTGCCATCTGGCTTTCTCAAAGAACATCTCTAGGATTTTGTCTTCATTCATAATTCTTCTTGTTTTGGTTATAGCGAGAGGGAACTACCCTCTCTTTTTAGGCGTGCTTGTTGACTGCAAAATCCTCACATACCTTTCTGAAGATTTCGTTATTGAGGAATAGGGAGAAATCAGACTTATCTCTAAACCAATGCTTTTCCTCGTAGTATGGAGGTATCGAGATACCAATGCTTTCGAGGAAGGATAAGTCGGCGTCGTTCTTGTGTTGTATTCCAACCCATGCAAGCTTTCCGTTTATCACGTACATTTCCCCTTTGTCACCAAGCCTGTAGTTCACGTTCCATACGATGGCATCTACAATTCTTTCTTTTTCTGTCATATTCGTAATGTTTTGGTTATTGTGCGCAGTCCTTAGCTGCGCTTTTTAGATTACCAATAAAGTTCAAGATATAGACCGTCAAAAGTAAACTTTGAGAATCTGTACGCTTCCTTTCCAAGGGACTGCAACAAAGAAATAGCATTGCTTCTTTCTTCTTTGTTGGATTCTAACCCAAAGTGAACCCAGGCAGTGAAATATTCGTTGCTATAATACCCGATATCCAGGCTGATATTACTAATCTCTTTTACTTTGGAGAATACTTCCTGTACATTCGCAGGAATTCTCTCATCTAAGTTATATTCAACAAAAAACTTCATAATCTCTAATGTTTTGGTTATTGGTAGGGAGATTGCTCTCCCCGTTTGGCTAGTCGATGTGCTGGAGTGCTGCGCTGTCATCTTCTTCGGATTCTCTCCAGTACTCCTGATCTGGTTCGATCTCGATAACCTCACCTGAGAAATTGTCAGCATCAAGAACAATATCGCTATTATTATAGGCATCCTGCACTTTCTGTACGGCTTCATCCTCACTCTCAGCATCAACGCTGACTACCTTGTTCAAATGTTCTGTGACTGATACGTAATATCTCTTCATAATCTTTAATAATTTGGTTAATAATGTCAGAGGGATTGCTCCCTCCGTTTTTAAGGCTTCTTGATATTAATGATACCTGTCACGCTCATAGCGTCTGATGGCTCAAACTTGTCAGGCTCTAAGCCACAATCTGTGTAGCCGAATAGAGAATCCACACAAGCGTCATACCATTCTGTTTCATCTGGCTCGTAATCTTCCGGCGCATCTTCTGGACACGCCAGCTCTAATACATCCCAGTAATTAAGAAGATAGCCATTGTACGCAATCTGAGGGTCAGACCACTCTCCACGTGAGATAAAGCAGATAGTCTTACCTGCAACGTTGTCACGATGGATCTTAAAAAACTTGTCGAATACCTTTTTTGCTTCTTTTGTCATAATTCTCTGTATTTGGTTATTGGTAGGTAGCCAAATGGCTACCAATTTTAGGCTTCGTTCCATGCTTTCCACGCTTCATCAGTATTTTTGGTGATTGCCTCGTTCCAAAGTTTCTCCAATTTATAGAAAATCTTCTGGAAAGCCTTCGATGTTGTCTTTGGGTCAATGCGCTTGCCGAGATAAGGTCGATTACGTGTAATCGTAATTTCGTCCTCGCACCAGCAACACCTGATCATCCCATACTCCGTAGGAGAACAACCTAGGTAAATTCCTTTTGCGTCATAACGCTCTTTACGTAACCACTTCGGGTAAGGAACGTAAATGGTCCATGCGTCAACACAGAAACGGAACTTCTTTCTTGTGTCGTGATAAAGTCTCAATTTCATAATTCTTTGTATTTTGGTTGATAGAAGAGGAGCATGCAAGCTCCCCTTGTTAGGCTGTTTCTTTTAGTTTGATTCCATTCTCTTCGAGAGCGACCTTGATCAGTTCGTCAGAGTCCTCGTAGTACTCTCCCCAGCAGGAATCAATCTGCTCCCAGTCGTAGGAATCAGAAGATTTACCGTCTTCGTACAATTTTGTATACGGGCGTTTCTTTTCTAGGACGTAACCTTTTACATCACCCCACATCCACATACCAATATTCTTGACTTCGCTCTCAAACAGCTCGATGGCACGATTCTTCCAGTTCTTGGTATTTGTATCAACCATCTTTTTGAAGCGCTCCTTGTCGCAATAGGCATATCCTCTAACATAATCTCCCTGGCTATATCCACTGGAAGACCACTCGTAGAATGCTATATCCTTGCAGTTTTCAAGGAGATTAATAAAATCATCTTCTTCAAGCTCTTCTGTAAGCTCATCCCTAACATCCTCGTTCTTCAGTTCGTTAGGAGTGAAATCTCTGATGTTGTACCACTCGTTCTTGCCGATGCTGAATCTTGATTTTCTTTCAAAACTCCACATGTGGCACGACTTGTCGTATTCGAGACACAGATGATCGCAATGAAACATACTATTGATATACTTGATAATCTTCTTTTGTGGAACATACTTGCAGACAAGCTCTTTCAAGGCAGCCTCTGCATTTTCAGCGTCGACTTCACTGCTACAACCACGAGAAAGTTCCCTGTTGTATCCGTAATCAGAATAGTCCCAGAAGTAAACGCCTGCCAAATCCCATTCTGTGCAAGGGCATTCGGCATCCTCATCCTGGTAAATGGTGATTCTGTAATCACCGATTTCCTTCTTTGCAAATTCGTAACTCATAATCTAATCATTTAAATGGTTCATAATGGTTCCCCACATTATCGTGGGGAGTTTTAGCTAATTATGGCGATATCGCCATATTTCCTGTAGAATTGTCTGTACGCATCAAGCTCACTGAGAGCCTGGATATCAGTGAGCTCTAGCTTACCGGTATCCTTATGTACTACAGCAATCGAGAACGTGTTGCCGTGCGTCCACTTGATAAGATCCACACGCCTTACAGTATTCTCTGCTGACTCAACGATTTCGCACTTCAGCAAATCGTCATTAAGAATTTCCTCTAAATCACTCATAATTCTGTAATTGTTGGTTAATAGAAATCCCCACCCGTGGGAGTGAGGATTGGTTCGGCTAATCGAACATAAGACGCGTAATGATGTCCTGTAGAACAGATGGCTCGTTGAGGTAGCTTGACTCAAAAATCTGCTGAACAGCAATCTGTCTTGCCTCCTTGTTGAGCTCCTTGTAGTCCTCTACCATACCTGCCTTGTTTCCGCAGTTGTAGAACTTGCACTGCTGCGCCAGTGTCTTGCTTTTTCTTGCCATATTCTAAACAATTTATTTGGTTATACATTAGGTGTCCCCATCTTGTCAGGATGAGGACGGATTTTAGCTACTTACCATCTCCGAGAACGAACTGGATGCCGTCAGGTAACTTGTCGTACTCCAAATTGTTTACGAAATCTACAAACTGCTCCTGTGTAATCTGCTTCTTGTAAGGGGACCAGTTGAACTTCACGGTGTTGTCGCAATCATAATAGATTGCATTGTCAGCAGGAAGCCCGTGATCAAGAATGTATAGCATAACATCACGCTCGTTGCGAGCTTTCTCCGTCTTCTCGTTGTACTTGTCGATTATAGACTGACGAATCTTATTGATATCGTCAGTCTTTTTCTGTTCGATGCGTTCATTGATGCTCTGCTCGGAATAATATCCTTTCTCGGTCTTGGACTCAATCTCATTAATCTCCTCCTGCGTGATGCGAAGAACAAAGTGCTCTTCCTCTGGAGAATAAGGGTTCTCCCATTTTTCATCATGCTTACTGTTGAGAAACGAGATTAATTCGTTGGCTTCCTTTTCCCATCTGCTAACAATCCCAAGATGAAACAACATATACTTGAAGTACAATTTGTCGTTCATGGCGGCAGCAGGAGAAAGCTTGTGGTATTCCTCCTCCGTGATTCGGAGATACTCTATGCCTTTCTTGAAGTCTTCACGCATAATATACATACCATTTTCCACAGGGTACATCGGCTGACCAAGGTAATTACACAAGTGCAGCTTGATATATGGAGCAAAGCTCTTGATGTGTCTGGCAATATTCTCATGGAGACAACCAGACTCAAAGTTTACCCATTTGCCATTTCCGGCTTTTCTGTCAAGCACTCCGGTGATACTGAAATCACAGCAGTTGTTGTGACAATCATCGTCGAGCGAGATAGTTGCCTTAAGTCTGTAAAGGTCTTTGTTCTCGTAAAAAGTTACTACTTTTGTAAATCCAATCTTCTTCATAATTCTGCATTTTTATGGTTTAACATGGTTTCTGTGCAGATAGGCTGCACAGAATGTTGGCTAGAATTTGCGAGGACGCATGCACGATTGTTCAATCTCATGAGCTTTTCTGTCTACTCGTGCCGTACGTCTAAAATACTCACTTTTATCGAGTCTCTTTTTCGCACACTCCTCACTGATAACTGCCTTGTGGCTCGCTACGAGCCTGGCAAGGAACCTTCTGTCTCCGTCTGTCATAATTCTAATTTGATTGGTTAATAATAGGAGGCGTAGCAAATAACTACGCCGGGTCTGGTCTAAAGCTGTACGTAAGAAGCCACTCGCCATTTAATGCGCTGAGAAACTTCCTTGCGGCTCTCTCTCCCCATCCTCGTGGCTTGTACGCATCTTCTTTCAAATACTTTTCTACAAGTTTCTCTAGCTGAGTCTTTTCTTCTGCTGTCATAATATATTCTGTTTTGGTTAATAGCAGGCAGCACAATTATCGTACTGCCCAGTTCTGGCTAGAGATTGTACACCGGGCTTTCTGAAGCACACAGAATCGTAGGACCGGTAAGGATGGAGAACGCACAAGGGTCAAAACTCTCGATTTTCTTCATGCTCTCGATTTTCTTCTGTATCTCAGCTCGTATGGATGGCAGACTCAATCTGCCGTCGATAGGTATGACAGAATCCATACCCACCATTTCCACTACGCTCACCTCATCGGTGAATCTCATGTTTACAAGGTCAAACTTGTTAATCTTGTGATAGAATTGTACCCATTTACTCATAATTCTACATTTTGGTTTATAGGAGAGGGAGATAAAACTCCCTCAATTTTCAGGCTGAGTACTTCTTGATGAACTCTTTAAGCTCGTTGAAGAGCTCGTCCATCTCCTCTTTGCTGTCTGCGCAGATGAAACGTGGATAACAGGTATCCGTTATTTCTCCTCCCATGCTATTTCTGACACAGGCAAAAGAACTGATATACCCTTCGCCGTTGTCGTTTCTCACGCTGATGTCAAGAGTGAGCCTTGATGGATTCTTCAATACTTCTCTCTGAGTCTCCTGCAATTGTGGCAGGATGACAGAGTTCATGTACTCTACATTCTCCTTGTATTCTTCATCTATCATAATCTATAATTTTTGGTGAATAGCATGCGTGACAATCGCCACGCACTTTTTAGCTCATGCATAATACTGCAATCTCAGAGAATGACTCTGAGATTTTCTTCTTGCTACGATAATCTCTGTAGCCACGCTCGTTATGGCTGTGCCACTGGCGTGCAGCAATTTTAATCTTCTCCATCTCGTGGAGCAATGCACGTTCAAATTTCATTTCTGATTTCTTGTCTAACATAATTCAATTTGCTTTAATGGTTCTACATAGTATGCCCAGGAAAATGCCTGAGCACATTTTTTTGGCTACTCGTACTTGTTGAGCATGAAAATAAGAATGATTCCGTTCCCGTTCATGAGTGTCTGACATTTGTCCACGTCATTTATTATGTTTTCACATATTCTCTCGAAGAACGGATACGGGTCCTCGACAATACTCTTGTAATACAATGCCATGTACGTACCAGGAACGAGAGGATAAGAATCCTCAGGATCTCCGCCGAATATGTCACACGCCTGTGTGTCAATCAGTACACGACGTACAGAGAAATTTCCCTCAACTTCCTGTGCGTCCATTCCACGCAAGAGGTCGATAACCTCATTCTTGCTCAAATCTTGCTTTAATATTCTATCCATATTTCTCTAATATTTTGGTTAATAGAAGAGAGGAGCGGGAACTCCTCTCAGATTTGGCATAATTCAAAAATTTTGGTTTAAGAGGGGCAGTGTATTTTCGTTCCGTATTGGGCATGTGGCGCCATCACCACGCTAGATTAATTACTTCTTAAGATCTACGTACATTATCGTACTCTCGGTGTGTGGATTGTTGCCAAGCTCTGAAATCTCGTTAGCCTGGTTTATAACCGTCTTTCTCAGCATCACGTTTGCTCTGTGACAATTATACAGAGTAATTGATACTACAAACAACGCAAAGCACACTACGATAAATAAGGTCACGAAAAAATTCTTCTTCATAATTCTGTAATTTAATTGGTTATATTATCGTACTGCCCAAATTGAATGAGCAGTTTTTAGGCTGAATGTTTCCAAGCACAATTATCGTACTTTCTAGATTTACTAAACTCCAGGCAGTATGAAATTCTCCAAGCGGAGTGTGGATCTCCACAGCTCGCGGAAATACCACTTGCCAATTATCGTACTGCTCCAGAATATTCCAAGCAGAATACCCCAAAATATTCCAAGCAGAATTACGATAATATTCGTACTTGCCAGCATGACAAATGCCGGCACACTCTGAATAAATCCAAGCACAATTATCGTACTTGAATAAATAATCTGTCTTGCTTTCATATCTATATTTTTTTTTGGTAATTGTTCCGTAGCCACACACGACAATTATCGTACTGGCTACGGATTTTTAGGCTAGAACTGCAACGGTAAGTCTTTTTCCGTTGTAGCTCATAAATTCTACGTGGCTGTATATTGTCTGTAAGTCTGCAATATACAGCTCCATCATTCTCCTCCCTCTGCAATCTAATGATATCGTACTCATAATTCTAATAATTTTGGTTATTTGTTCCCTACAAAGCGTAGGGAGATTTTAGGCTACATAATTCTGTCAAGGAAAAACTTTATCACGCTGAAATTCCATCCTAAATCGTAGGTAACACGTAGATAGTTGAAAACCCAACAATACACGAAGAATGCTAAAATTGTACCTTCGAGCACATAAAGTCCACCCCACTCTTTCAAATGTTTCTTGATTCTCTGTTTCATAATTCTAATATAAATGGTTCGTAATTGTAGAGCGGAGATTTCTCCCCGCCCCGATTTAGCCATAGGAAGTACGGACACGTTTTTTTATTGTCTTCATTCTCTCATGTTTATTCCGTACACCTTCGCTTCAAATAACCGGCACGTTCACACGCTTGATTAAAATCTGCTGCGAGCGTTTTAATTTCCGTTGCCTCGCTACCGTCCCCGTTCATGGATTCCAGAGCACCACCAATTTGGTGCGTTGCGCTTCTACGAGTACTGGCGCACACTGGGAGAGATTTCTCTTTCGGATATACCTCACGTGTGTTATTCTCTCATTACAACACGAATTGTGATTTTAACCACAAGGCTCACAACTGACAAGCCTGGCACGTTCGGAACACGTCCACGTGTGCCACACGATAGAATATGAATTATGATTTCTCATAGTTTCTCCCGGTACGCCTTATTATCACACTGCGCCCGTATCGCACAACTTTCGTTCTGTCTTCATACGTACCCTTGCCGTCGGTTAGCCTTCAATCCTCGCGTGGTCGCTTCTTCCTGCTGGTGCTACACCTCGCTCCTGTGCCTGTGCTCCCTGTGTCCGCTCCGGCGATACGCTCTACAGAAATCCCAGTCTCTTATATTCTGTTTCACGTATCACGGAGAGACACCGCTCGCCGACGGTAGTTGGTACGTCTGAGGATGACCGCCCCAGTTGTGCCGCCTAAAAAAATATTTCGTATGATTCGCCAAATTTCTCGCTTAGAAATCTAGCTAACAAGTTACGTTTTCAATTTTAGCCACAATTAGAAATTGTGTTTATCCTACACACCACGAAAAGGTATTGAAAAATAAATGTAGGGAAAATTTATATTGAAACAATTCTGAAAAATAAAATCAAAAAAATATTCTAGAAAAATCTTTCTAGAATATAGGCACGAAAAAATAAGGTAGTGGAAAATCCACTACCTTATATCTTTCTAGTTCGCTGCTGCTGCTTTCTTTCTTTCCGCTGCCTCTTTCATGAGTGCGGCAATTTGAGCTTGAATTTCTTCGTCACTCATAACTTTAACCGCTGCTGCTGCTGCCTTGGCTTCGGCTGCCTTAGCTGCTTTTTCTGCCTTATCGGCGGTTACTTGTTTCATGCCGTCTATATAATCTTTATATAGATTATTCAAAAACGACACCAAACGTGTTGTTGTATCAGTGCAAACTACAGAAACGTTTTCTAATTTGTGGTTATTGAAAACCCACTGCAAAAAGCCCGTATCTGTTTTCAAATCTGCAAATTTAAACACGGCTTTCTGTAAGATTCCGTGTTGTGTAGCACCGATAGACGTTGCAAGCAAATAATCTGCTGATGCATTTCTAAAATCTACATTTGCGTTGAATTTCTGCATGTAAGCACGTTGTGTAGGTGTAATTTCGTCACGCTCATTTTTGTCTAAGTCTTCACGATATTTCCCGATAGCCTTATTAAAAAACTTATCTAGAGGAGTTGAAATATTATCTTTGATAAACTCACGGCGTGTTATTGCCACACCTTCACACTCCTTGGAAAATGCCTTAACAATCGCACTCTCAATCTGCTTTTCAGTCTTCATAATAATTCCTAGCACTTATTTAAACCCCTTGCAATCGGGCATTAAATTAAAATGAATTGTTTCAATATGTTGTGCCGAGTTACACGGCAAACTACACACTTGCAGCCCTATTAAATAGCCCCTTTCGGAAACTGATGCAAAGTTACTACTTTTCTGCAAATATAGTGTAAAGAAAACCGAAAATCTTTATTGGTTTATGCTTTTTTAACTCTTTTGTAACTTACTAGTATTTAGGTATGTTTGTACCTTATAGGCTTCTAATATAGGATATTGCTAAAATGCCTTTTATTTGCGTTTTAATGCGTTTTAGGTGTGTTCCTTACTAGTAAATAAGGTATGCAGATAAAATCCTCTTAAAACGCAAATTTCGGGCTATTTCGTATTATTTAGAATTAATCTTAATAGTGTTACTAACAAGTTAGAAAATGGTGTTTGTCTATCTGCTATTTATTATCTAGATTAAATCTAAATAATAACTAAAATATGAGCTTCTTTGTTAGTGTTCTATTTTATCTTTTTAGTGTTCTATTTTCCTGTTGGTGACAAGTTGGAAAATAAGCTATTTTATAGTGTTTATGATACACTGTTAAACGTATTTTAAGGGATTTATTACTACAAATAATATGTTATATAGCACTTTTATGGTAATAATACATAACAAAATAGGGGTAAAATCTAGAAAATAAGGAAAATTACATAACTAACTGATAACTAGATAGTTAGTTAGTGTATGTTGTACACTATAGGCTTTTTGTGTTCGTTTATAGATTAAAAATCTATATGCAATAATATGCAAGTAAGGAGTATTAAAATACATTATAAGTTATTGATTATTAAGTAGTTACAAGAGTTTTGTGATAATATAAACCAACATATTTTTATGTAGCCAAAAAGGGTACACTTTTGTGGTTTATACTATATAAACTAACGACAAATGTAATATATTTTGAACAAAGACCCCACCCACCCCCTAAACAGCCATAAATCAGCGCGGTAGTCACCTCTTCTAAAAATTTTTTCTTCCGATTTTTCGACCTTCTTGTAAATTAAACTTACTTCGTCTTTAGAAAGTATATTTATGCATATTCATACACTCGCCTATTTTTAACATTTGGCAACATTAACTCCCATATTGGTGAGCAAAACCATAAATGTATATCTATTATTCATCAAATGTACACCTATAATGTATATTTATATCCTTTATCTACTATGGTTATAGGATATATTCATTATATTTTTTGTATCTTTGTATTGTCGTATTATTATAGAGTCGACTTATTGTAAGGGTGGTCAGAGGTATGCATATCTTCCTGAAAGCCCCTGTTTATCGGGGTTAACCCTACACAATAACGGAAAATTAATGTTATTATTGTGCATAAATGGAAAATGGTATAGCTATAGATACGTTACACGCCCAGCTTCTGGAGCTTTCGAGGCGTGAAGAGTACGGCTTCGATATGCTGAGGTGCCAGGACTGGGGCAAGGCGAATTCGGAAAAGTACAACAAGATGAAGTCCTCCTTCATCAGGTCGATGAGGATGCTTGCGAAGAAGGCTCCGGTGAAGTACTACGGAGGTGCTTACTACATGTTTAACGGAAAGATATACGAGACGGTTCCGAAGATAGTCCTGGAGCAGGCTTACCAGCTGCTGCTTCTCGACCTGGCCATGGCTCCGATGCTCGGCATCAGCACGGTGATGAACAAGTCTTTCATTGACGTGATAGAGTGCTACAACATACTGAGGCCTACATTCGACATCGTTGCATTCGCCAACGGAGTGGTTGACTTCGGAAGCGGATTGCAGTATCCGAGGGTAATGCCATTCTCTCCCGAGTACCATGTCACGTACTATCATCCCTACGACTACAATCCGAAGGCAAGGTGCGACAGGTGGCTGAACTTCATTCACGAGGTTCTTCCTGACAGTACGTCAAGGATGGTTCTTCAGATGTTCCTCGGCCTTGGACTGACACAGAGAGGTACGGCGTACAACCCCTACGAGGGAAGGAAGTCATCGAAGATCGAGCTGTGTCTCCTTCTGGTGGGAACGGGAGCAAACGGAAAGAGCATCATCTTCGACGTTGCCTGCAATATATTCGGTAAGGACAGAATAAGCAAGATGGACTACGCAGACCTCACTGCCGACGGAGACGAGGGAATGAGGGGAAGGTATCCTATCAGGAACGCCATCTTCAACTGGTCTTCCGATTCTGATCCGAAGAAGTTCGGAAAGAAGAATACGGGTATGTTCAAGAGGCTCGTGAGCGGTGAGCCTGTACCGATGAGAAAGCTGGGCAGGGATATTCTTGAAGGAAACTCAATCCCCTACCTCATCTTCAGTCTCAACGAATCCCCGAACGCTGAAGACGCATCACTCGGTTTCGTCAGGCGCCTCCAGTACATCAACTTCGACGTGACCATCTCCAAGGACAGGCAGGACCCGGAGCTGGCGAGCAAGATCATCCGTGAGGAGCTGAGCGGAGTGTTCAACTGGATATTCCGTGGCGCGATGGAGCTGAGGAAGAGAAAGTACCGCTTCCCTGATACCAGCGGAGGCCTCAGGCAGAAGATCATCTCGCTTCTCGACAAGCATCCTATCGGTGCGTGGATAATGGCCTACAGTATGAGGAGCAGCCCAGAGGCGAAAAACGAGATTTCATCGTGGATGCTCTCGAAGGACCTGTATGAGAGATTCACTGAGTTCTGTAGGCTTAACGACATCGAAGAAAGGGACATCCCTAGCATACAGAAGTTCGGAAGGGACATGTGGGACCAGTACGGATTCTCCAAGAAGAGGACTCAGGAAGGCAATATGTACCAGGTGTACGGCGCCCTGATGGATGACCTGAAGGAGAAGGTGCTCATCAACGACATCAAGTCTCCTGTCGGTGAGGAGGACGCCAAGCAGCCGGAGAGCTTCATTCAGCCAGATGATTAAAGAAACCGGTGGCCGCAAGGCGGTGGGACATGCCTTCGGGCATAAGTCCTGGCAGACGGGAGGTTCGAGTCCCTTCCACGGTCGGCGGCCATCATTAAAACAGATTTCTATGATAGACAAGGAATACATCAAGGAGATTATCTCCCGTATCACGGATCTTAAGGCCGATAAGAATATGGTTCCGGCCACCGCTTCAATGCAGGAGATTATGATTGCTGTTCGCGAGGATGTCCTGGAGTGCATGAGGACCATGTGTAACGAGATGGAGATTGCAGTGAACAGGACGTTGAATAGTGTTTCATTTAAATGTTTGTAGCTTATGGGAGAAGAACGTAATTTTGAGTTTTTTATAGGCGACTGTCAGCTTCCTGCTGTTGTTTCGCCAGAGTCAACAATATGGCTGCTACCTGCGGACTCCAACGAAGAGGAGGTATCTGGCTCTATTAAGAAGTATGTAGATAAGGCTGCTGAATCAGGGGACAAGATGTCCTCTTACAGGTATGGAAATATCAGTGGTGAGTTCACCCTTGATGTTGAACGCAGTGAAGGCTTAGACGAACTTCTGCTCGAAATCCTCTACGGCGACAGAATCCGGAAAACCATTGAACGCCTTAATTATGAATGGCTGAAGAAGATGTGGAAGGCTTCCGATGACGATTTTCGAGTATTCTGGTTTGAACAGATACGCAAAAAGTTTGAGGAGCACGAGGATCAAAATTGATTTAGGTGACAGATATGAGAAGACATCACAATCCGAACAAGGTTCCGCCGTTCAAGCCGGACCCCGAGCATTGGACCAGGAAGGTTCATTCATGGAAGGCGAAGGTCGCATACGAGACTGAGGATGATGCTTGGGAGTTCCTGAAGACTCACCCGAAGCTCATCGAGCAGGGAATGACGGTCTACAGGTGCAATCTGTGCAATATGTTCCACTGCGGGCACAAGTATAACAAGAAATAGTTGAGAATATGAAGAAAAAAGGATATTACGAATACGGAATCTACCCTTTGAAACTTTGGGTACACATCGGCAAAGACTTGAAAGAGCTGATAGATTCCTGTTTTGACAAGTGCGAGGCTCCCGATATTGATTACGGAGGCGTTACGTATTCCGATGCTGTCAGAAAGAGCGACAGAAGGCGCGGCGTTCTTGTATCGTTTCCGTGTCAGAAGGTTATGTCGATGAACTATTGCTGCCACGAAGCCTCTCACGTCTGCGATGCCATCGAGGAATATACTGACTTGGAACACGGCGGCGAGCCTTCTGCCTACTTGATTGGTTGGATTGCGTCTTGCATCAACAAGGCTCGTTTGGGCATTGGAGATTTCGTTGAACTAAAAGATAAGGAGGAATAGATTATGATTGCATATATTCCATACGCTCCAGTAACGCCACAGCTACCTCATAACGGAGGTGGAAATATTGTTTTTCCATGTGTATTACTTGCAGTGGGTATTGCGTGTTTTGTGTATACAATGATTGTGTTTTACAAAAATAAATAGCTTATGGAAAGGTATTACAAAAAGAATCTGTTTATTGCACCTGCGTCATATTTTATCGAAAACCTAGAAGGTCAGGAAAAGGAAAGCTTCAAGAATGTAGTCTTCCAATACGATAATATGGTTTGCGGAATGGTTGATGATATTGACTATATAAACAAGCGATTTTCTGTGACGTTCAAAGTTCCAGACAAGAACTACAACTATCCAATAGTAACTCTATCAATAGACTGTTACGGGGTTGATTTGAGCAAATTTCACTGCGTAAAAAGTGTTCAGAGAATCGATTTCTATCACTTTCTCAAAATTAAAGAGCAGGATATTATAGATATAATTAAAAATAAAGATTATGATTAGAATAGAAGATATTAAGGTAGGGTCTGTCTTGCAGATTAGAAAGGCTGATTTAAGGGACATAACAGATATGCCGTTTATCCACCGAATAGACCCTAACAACATTTACGAGTCCTTTGATATTAAGGTTGTTGATATTGCGAATGGAAGATGTGAGATTGAATTGGCTGTATGCGCATATATATCACATGACGTTGATATGTGTAAATTAGCGGAGGTTTCCGTCTTTGCGAACGAATTTACAAACAAAAAGGCAGAACAAGTATATCATCCTTCCCATTATGCGTGGCTGAAGGATTTGTGTGGTGTCGAGCCTTTGGATATTTGCAGACACCTTGACTTCAATACAGGGAACGCTATCAAGTATCTCTTACGCAAGGATAAGGTGGATGGCAACAAGACCAAGACCGAGAAGCGCATCGAGGACTTGCGTAAGGCGGTGTTTTATATCCAGGACGAAATAAAATTATTGGAACATGGAACAGACTGATTACACTTGCAAGGATTGCTTCTTCTTCAAGGAAGGTAAGTGTTGTCACCCTACTGAGAAGAAGGTTGCTTCAGAAGAGAATCCTTCTTGCAGGGATTTCGAGTATAAGGAAATAAAAGTTTAACTTTAAAATATTGTTATCATGGCATTACCATTTGGAAAGACTATCAAGACAAGACACTTCACCGTGCTGAAGTTCAGTAAGAGCTTGTCTAAGAAAGAAGTTGCTTCACTCAGAGAGGATATCCCTGCTGAGATCAAGAAGCATTTACAGAGAGGTTCGCTGCCTTTCATCAAGATTGCGAACATTGCCGGCACATGGGGAATCGAGTTCTCTGTCGGCACATCCATGTACGCTGCACTCGATGAGTGTGTTCCTGTGGCCGTAGGAGACCATTATGAGTTCTCCAAGGATGATGGAAACATCATCGAGGCATTCGCTCAGCTTATGTATGCGGATACATCGTTGCCTGGCGATGCAGAGTACACAGCTGGCAAGTTGAAGCTCCGTGACGAGTACCTTGCCCGTGAGTCTGAGAGATTGAACGCTGCTGCCGATAAGAACAAGACCGATGAGCAGCTCCGCAAGGAGAGTGATGAGGCCGTGCAGGAAGTCATCGACAGAGATAAGCACGCCGATACTCTTCTTGAAATGGCAGAGCAGATTAAGAAGGAAGGAGGCAAGGATGAGTGATAAATTGATTGAGATCGTCCAGGACCACACTTCCCTTGTACAGGCACTCCAATTCATTTTGGAGGCCGCAGAGACGAAGAAACTGCCTCCATACGGCATTCTTCCTACGTTTAACGATGATCTTCTTGAAGACCAGGTGAGGATTACTCTTGAGCTCGTCACTGGAGAGAAGTATCCCTGATTGAATTTTAATTTCATTCATACTTAATGTATATATAAAAGCGAGGGGCAGCATCTGTGAAGACACTGCCCCTCTTGTTAACCAAAATTTTTGAATTATGAGTCACAGAAAGAATCTGTAAACATAAGACTGTTTGCAAAGGTACTTAGTTTTTCTGAATTTTCAGCAAAACAAAATTACTTTAACACATATTTAACACTACACCATTCTGGTTTTGCTCTTGATGTCGTTCTTGGCAAGGAGAGCGACGGCATCAGCCATAGTCTCGTATCCTTTGCAGAAATCGAGACCAATGTTGGCGTACATTTCGGGATTGTCAATTTTCCCTGCGGTGTCCTTGTTCATAATCTGTCCCTGGACCTTGAAGAACTCTTTCTGAAGGTCATCCATCTTCTGAAGGATGACGTTGATACCTGGATTAGTCATGGCTCTCTTCATCCTTTCCCTCCTGGATTCCCGCAAGAGCTAAGAGTTCTGAGAACTTGCTGTCGTACCAGAGAGCCTGGGTCTGGTTCTGTGCGTGAGGATTACGGGCGGTTCTGACCATAGTCGCTGTACTTCTCTGGAATGACTACCCAGGAATGGGTCTTGCCGCCCTTGCCAGGACGTGTCATTCTCTCTACGATTCCCTTTGATACGAGAATCTTGTTGAACTCAGCTGATGACATCTTTACCTTGTGGTCTGCCAGCAGGTCCTTCGCTGCGTGGACGGTCTTCTCATCCATTGCATAGTCCGGTGTCGGCAATCCGAGAGGGTCTGCGATGGACTTGGCGATGGCGAGCTTGGACGCTCCGTTGAGGTTGAGAAAGTCTGCAAGGAAGTTAGCAGCCTGAATCTTGTCGGAGAGAGCAGACTGGTTCTTGGCGGCGGTTGAGGAATAAGAGCCAGTCTTGCGGATGGAAGGGAGTACTTCGCTCGTTACCCAATGCTTGAACTTCTTGGCACACTCCTGCTTGCTGCCGAAGATAAGAGCATAAAGTCCACTCTCTGTAACGAAAGTTGCCATTTGTGTCCTTCCTAAGCTGTCTGTGATGCCCTGTTTTAGGGCATCATCCTTCTCAACGTGAGTCGCCACAGCATTTCGTGGTCTTGCATACCCAAGCGCTTTACATACATCAGCAGCGCAAAACAGAGGTTCATTACTTGCATCCATCAAGATGCGAACTTCCCCAAAAGCGGGGTTCTCGAAAATTTTCAATGTGTTCATTTTCGTGTCGATAGCAATTAAAACATAGGGGAGTTTATCAAAAAAAAAAGAAAGCGGCCCCATTTGCGCTGCTATCAACACAACAGTCTGCATCCCGCAGTTATATATGTTACGCAAATAGAGACCGCTTATATCATATATTTAGTCGAAAGCCAATTATGGCTATCGTAAACGTTCTTCTAAAATGTGTTGTGGGTATATAAAACGCCCACATTAAATATTGGGCATTAACCGATGCCCTGCGGAATAGACTAACTATTGTGTGATAGCACTGCAAAAGTACGAAAAAATCCGCAATCTCTTGTAAAGAAAGCGGATTTTAACATGAATTTAACTATTTCTTCTTTTGGAAGGTCGCCTGTCCATTTTTAAAGATAATGCAGTCCTCGCATCTGTTTGGATAGTTTACAGGAAGGTAAAAATGACAAACATTATTTTCAGTATCAATCTCGTCCTGCTTGATTTTGTTGTAGTCAGCGATTGACGCAACAATCTTCAGCCACTCGGGTGAGCCATACTTGGCTTTTCTCTGAGCAAGCACCAGGTCTTTGAGAATCTGTTCCTTTGAGGTTGCCTTAGCCAATTCCTCCGCTGTGAGTTCTTCACTGTTCTCGTTCTTCTCCTTCTTACCCTGTACCTCTGCGATTCTCTTCTGGACAGACTCCAGGGATTCGAGCTTGTTCAGTTCTCGCTCGAATGTTTCTTTGGGCCAGTTGAACCCATAGCCTTGAAAAGCAATCGCCCAACTATCCCTCATAGCGTTTCCGGCGGCTCTCAGGTCCGCGTAGATTTTGTATTCAGGACTAGCCATTTTCAACTGCTTTGCCTGTTTTAAAAAATTTACTGATAAAGTATATCCTTCCATAATTAATCACAAATAAATTCATATTTAAAACCACTTACAACGCAAGGCTTTTTGTATCCTTCTGTCCTTTTGTATAAGCTTCTGTAATTTAAATTGTTCTCACGCTCAGCTTCTGTCGTGTTCTTGTATTCAGAAACAAAATCGCCATCCAGCGTTGTTTTGATCACCTTCCAACAAAACTTTTTGCGCTCTCTCTCAAAAGTATTGAAAGGCTTTTTACCCTTAAACGCAAAACGAAACGAAGAACGTGCGCAAGTAATACCTTTGCATTCAGAAATAATTCTTTGTTTCGGAGTCTTTGTTATACTTGACGCTTCTTCTGCAAAGTCACAGGATTTTACAAGATTTCCGCTATAGTCATACACATCAATAGGGTTGTTCTTTTTGTTTAGAACCATTTTCCCTAATTGCTTCTTCATCCTATTTCCGTAATTTATGTTATATTTACAAGTACACCACTCTAAATTCCAAACCGCATTGTTTCCCGGATTCTCGTCCTTATGGTTAACTTGCGGAAGGTTATTAACGTTTGGAATAAACTCCTGTGCGACAAGACGATGTACGTAAAACTTTCTATTCGTTCCATCGGCAGAAATAAGGTGTACAAATTTGTACCCGACTCCATTGTCTTGGAACTTCATAATTCTCCCTTTGTGTGGAGAAGGTCTATATCCGTTAAATACGCTTCTCGACATTGCTTTTACTCTTCCCATATTGCTAATCTGATACAATCCTTCGTATCCTTCAATGTCTTTCCAAATTTCAATACTGTTATCCATCCTCAGTGAATTTAAAAGTTACCTCAGTGATTAAAAGAAAGGGAAGGCCCACTGAGTTAGCCTTATCAGTTGGTAGCTACTCCAACCTATCCCAATGCAAATATACGAAAAATACTGCATATTTATGCACTTTACCACATATTTATGCAGTATTTCCGTTATTTCCTGCGAAAAGCGAACTCAACTCTACATTTGCACGATATATGACTAGGAATAACCATTGTATCTAATGAATGTATATACCCACATAGGGCATCACATACCGGGCAGTCGTAGCTACTTCCTCTATGAACGTAATATCCTATCGCTCCGTTCTCCTGTCCATACTCCTGCTCTGCCTGTCCCCATGCTAAAGCAATCACCTGGGAAGCGTTTCTTACGATGTTCTGATAGGCATTCCTGTAATAGCCTTTTCCGTAAGATGGAACATCGATGTTGATATCCTTTCTCTTCGCTTTGGTGATGACAGATGTGTGGTATGGGTCCTTGTAGCCGGTACGGATGGAAGATAGGAGCTGCTGGTCAGAATATCCCATCATGGTTCCTGCCTTGATCATTCTAACGATGTCTTCTGCGAAGTTACCGAGATAGACGGCGTTTCTTTCGGATGTTGTCTTTCCGTAGATGTCGCTAACGAGAAACGATTCAATGTTCTCGCTGTCAATCCCGAGAATCTTGCACGAAGCCTTGGAGTAGGCAGAGATGTAGCTGTTGATACTCTCCTCTGCCTCAGCAGTAACATTCTTGGCATAAGAGAGCAGGGCTGACTCGTTTGTGAGCCTGCCCGCACCTCTGTATCGCTTACTTGCGACAATTATTTTCTGTGTCGATTTCCAGAGAATATCTGCAACATGGTCCTCGCAGTTTCGGATAGCCTGCAAGCGTTTCCTGCTGTAATCGACAGAACGTTTTAACTCATCCATAGGCTATTAATGGGTTTGATTGTATTTCTTCCAATTATTCTCTTGAGGCCTGTTCCCCCATTTGTCGGTATTCTTGCCTTCGTCAGGTCTTCCTGCCTTCCTGCCATTACCAGTACGAACGTTACCGCCACCTCCGTTAATCTGAGCCGCTGCCTTCTGCTCCTCGATGGCGTTCTCTGTTTCGTTATCCGCACGTTGCATATCCATAAGGAGGTCCTGCTGGTCTTCCTCTTTCTTCTCACGCATGATACGGTCGTATTCATCGTTAACCGGGAAGTCTGGGCAACGCTCAGATGCAGTCTGCTTTGAGAGGAAGTTGTTCTGAACAGCTGTAGCTAAGTTTGTAATTATTTCAGATTTATTCTGATGCACATAGATTTCCACCCAAGCGTGAATAGGAAGACCTGTCATAGTGGCCATGCAGTTTTCTTCAACTCCGATACCATACTTTGAGATACGAACAAGTTGATCCAGGAACGGATGCATCTTCTTAGCATCGTTCTCAGCAACCTCGATAGCAGGAGAATAGAGCAGCTTGATGGCAACGCCCGGAAGGTCACCCGACTTCAGCTCCGGTGGCTTTACTGTGAACGAAAGCTCATAGATGAGGTCATACGACTTGTTGAGCTGTGTCGCAAATGCATCGGAAGCGTCTGTTCCGTTAATAAAGTCAGCATCACCATTCGTATCGGTAATCTGAATCATCTTAGCCGATCCGTCTGTATCTCCAACAACGGTAATGTCGTCACCATCGCCCTTCAACTTCATTATAGGGAAGGCGTAAGCCTTGTTGTTCTCGCAGAGATAAGAGAAAGCTTCCTCGTAGTCCTCGATGTTCTTCTGTACAACAGACCAGCATGGGCCGTCATCGTTTCTTACGTATGCAACAGGGATAAATGGGAAGCCGTGAGCTTTCTCTTCAACGCAAGTGTAGTCGTCGATTCCGAATATCTTGGCAATTCTCTTGATAGTCTCCTTGACCTTGCCTTCGTTAACTTGCTTCTTGAAGCGGTAGAATGTCTTGTCATCCCACACCTCTACCCATTCAATCTTTTCATTGCCTTCCTCATCGAAGTCGTAATACTTGCGAGCAAACACAACGAGTTCACCAGTAAGAGGGTCGAACTGAGGATACAATGTGTCTCCTCTATCGAAAGCCAATGTGCGAGTACCGAATTTCTTGTTTTTATCGAAGAATCCGACTACAGCAGCCTCAGCAACCTTCATGTACGAACTTACAGCCTCATAGTGACGAATCTCCATATCGTGCATATACCATCCCTTCTTGAACTTGGCAAGGAGCTTAATATACGCTTCTTGTTTCTTTATCTCAGGATCACCGGCAAGTTCAAACTGAATATCGTTACCTGTCATGTGTAGAACGTGCTTCGTATGAATAACCTGCTGGAAAGCAAATGCCGTTCTTTGAATCTCCTGGACATACCATTTCCCGTCTTCCGGATTCTTTCTCCAGATGTCAGGGTAGAGATCCTTGTCGAAGATTTTGTGGGACGTAGGATAGAACTCACGAAGGAAGTCCTTCTGAGTCTTAATCACTCTGTACAATGTATCTTGCGGCATCTGAGGGTCTTCATTATCGGACACCTCGTTCCTGCAATAGCCATCGTGGGTCATGTACCCCTTTGGCGTGAGTTCAAAGAAAGGCTTCTTTACGAGAATCTTTCTGAAATTTGTTACCTTGATAGCATCCATAATCCTTTTACCTTTTTATTTTTCTTTTTTGTTAAACTGAATATCATTACGTAGAACCAAGATTCAAAGAAGTCAGGCGAGTGCCCGACATATTTCTTGGCAATCTTCTTAGGTAATAGCTTGAATCCCCTATCATCGCTATTCTCGTCACGTCTGAGCATCTTACGCTCCTTCTGAAGGATCTGTCTGAGAGGAACCTTGTCGAATCCGTTTCCGGAATACTTTCTTTCAAGCAGGGCTGAGTCGATGGAAATCTGCTTCTCTTTTATCATCTTATAGAACAGGAATGCACACTGGGATTTCAAGTCCTTGTAAAGGTATTTGATTCCTTCCTCTTCCTGATGGCTCTGAGCGATAGGTGCTGCCTGGTTGTTGAATGGGACGGCATCCTTGAAGAATCCCTTAAAGTACTGACCGATACCCTGCATATCGTAAGTGAAGTTACATTCCTCAACGCCCCACTCTCTCAGCTTGGCCTCAACTACAGAAACGAGCGTCTTAGGGTCCAGCCTCAGCACAACCAAGTCTTTGCAGTGCCATCCTTCCCAGAGCCACATCACGAAGTTATCGCCGCCTGTGAACGCAATATCGGCAGAAGCTCTGCGCTTTCCGTCTCCTATCTGTTCTGCATTGTCGTAGATTTCATCAAGGTCTTCCATCTTGATCATGTCATCTCCGGCAGCTTTCCAGTTCCAGTTAGCCTCCAGGTCTCGCATACGCTGTTCCTCATCCTGCTGGGCAAGGTTGGCGATATATGATGCATCTGTAGAGATAAGCTTAATGTTCTCTGATACGTCGGCACGGATAAACGTTGCCGACTTGATGAACATTTCGAGCTTAGTGTATCCAAGCTCCTCGTAGCTGTCCTTCCAAAGACTATCGATGATACCCTTGCACTGCTCGTACACCTCTTCCCTTGTGTCACCCCAGTAGATTGAGTCCGGTGTATCTCCATCCATGAAGCAGTATCGAATAACTCCATCACGTTCCGGTATGATGTAGCCGTTCTCGTCAACCCACCAGTCAATGAACTTTCTCACCCAAGATTCCGGGTCAGGGTTACAGGTGATCCAGAAGCGGTTTCGGATATGTGCTGCGTTTCGGTTGTTGGTCAAGAGGTACTTGAACTTCTTGTATGGGCACTGAGTACCCTCATCGATGCAGACATACGCATACTGTCGTCCCTGAAATCGTGTCTTGAAGTCCTGATAGGCTCCTGCGTAGTACGAGAATTTGAGCCATCCTCCGTTATTGAAGTTCCAGGTCATATCATTTTGAGACTTATTGTAAGTTCCAAATTGGGAGAAAAGTTTATAAGAGTCGGTTACAAGCGACTGCAAGTCATCTTTCTCGTTTCGCAGGATAGTCGCATGGAAATCGGGGTTCTTGATGTCTTTAAGAACTTCCATGAGAGAGGAGAAGGACTTGGAATTGTGCGTGACTATGAAGTCCTCGACCATAAATAGCGAGTTCGTGTTGTTTACAGCAATGCAACAACACTCCTGCTCTCCAACATACTCAAAGTCAATAATTCTTCTTCCCAGTTCGCTTATGCCACCATTGTACTCAGAGCAAAGCTCCTTTTTCCGCGGAAGACGAAACAAGCATTCAGACTGATTTATCCTAATATAAACAGAGTAATAATCACTTGCCTCAATGCGTTTTCCGTCTTTAATGTAATGGTTCCCATGCTTATTAATTGTAGCGAGACCTCCGAGACTATTTACCAAAAACTTTACATCTTTAGCAAGCTGTTCGCTAACTGTCGAAAACGAACAATGTCCACGCTTATCCACAGTTCCATCAGTATCCATAAGACCTTGCAAAATAGCCAATCTTGTGTCAATGGAACCAAACTTATAGAAGTCTGGTATAGACTTATTAAAAGCATCACAACCATAAAGTTTTAGTCCTTCAAGATCATTGCGGAGTCTTTCGTCCTTGATTCTGTAATCACGAGCTGCGCCACCTTCTTTTTGCGCATTGTTGCTCATATCAATACCTGCATCTTCAAATTCCTTGACGATATCATCGTCTGCACTACAGAACATGGCATCATAACTTCCTTTCTTTATATTTGAAGTTATACATCCATCTCCTAGTATGGCGCCTATAACATAAGGTGAGCTCACCGGCTTATAGTGTCGATTTCCCCAAGATCGGGTAAACTTTACAGGTTCGCATAAAGGTATGAGTAACTTGCTATTTTTAATCTCGCCAGTCTTTAACTTTGCAAGATGGTCAACAATCATCTGGGTGGTCCAAACCCTATAATCGTCATTTATAGATAATCCGTTAATGATTCTCTTTTTACTACGATAGCAAGTCTTTCTTACATTCCACAAGTGGTCGTATGATGCTATTACCTCAGAACCATCAATGAACTTTAATTTGTAAGCTGGTAGTTTGCCGTGTTCTTTTTTATAAATAACACGCTGCATTCCACCATCAGTACCACTGATGATGTCTCCAGCCTTCAAGTCACCAATTCTTCGATAACCGAAAGGTGTGACAACCTTCGTGTCCACCATAAGAGGACCACCTCGCGAGCCGCCAACTATCTTAATATCAGCGTCTATAGACAGCATACGCTCCTGTCCGCCACGCTGAGCTATAATCTTCAGCTTGTCGGGATGCTTCTTGTCGGTGTCTCGTAGAGACTGGATATACTCTTGCGTATATACTGGCTCCCCGTTATCCAATTTTAATCCTGAATAAATATCTTTCTGCATAAAAATACAATTTTATACGCAAAAATACAGAATATTTTCGTATTATTGCATATTTATTCGTATATTTGCGGTATTAAAACGTATATTTATACATTTTCGAAGTGGAAGAACTACTTCAAGGATAACATTTTTAATAAAACAACAACATGACAAGAGAAGAACTCTTAGCATTAGTGAACAAGGAGGCTGATACCACCAAGTTCAAATCACTTAGCCAGAAGACCATCAATGAAGAACTTGATGATGTTTTGGAAGATTTCGGTGACGATGAGGCAGCAAATGCCAAGTTGGTTACCAAGTTAGCAAACCGCCTCAAGCGCATGGACGGAAACCTGCACAAGAATGTCTCTGACGAGATTAAGAAGAGCAAGGAAGAAGCCGAGCGCAAGAAGAAGGAAGAGGAAGAGGAGCGCAAGCGCAAGGAGTCAGACAAGGAAGGCAATCCTGACGACAAGTACGCCGAGCTTCTCAAAGAAATCAAAGCTCTCAAGGAAGCTAACGCAGAAAGAGACAAGAAGGCTGCAAGGAAGGCAACCATCGAGTCCGTAAAGGCAGGTTTGAAGGATAAGTTCGACAAGGCAAACCTTGAAATGAAGAACTACTTCCTCAATGCTGCAATCGCAAAGCTGGAGATTCCGGACGAAGATGCAGACATCGACGACCTGGTTTCTAAGGCTGAGAAAATCTACACCGCAGAGTACAAGGAGGCTACCGGTGAAAACGGTATTCCTGCAAAAGGCAGTCGCACGTCTAGCGGAGGCACGTCCACAGATGATGACAAGTTTATGGAAGAAGTGGCCGAGCGTCGAAAGAAGAGATTCGGCGGTGGAGACAAGAAGTAATTTCAGGATAACAATTTTAAAAAGGTAAAAAGATTATGGACAACACTTCTATTTCCTACATGGAACAGATGGGTACTCGTGGTATGCTGAACCACGGTGCGACCATCATTCAGACAGAAGGTAAGGTCGGTGGAACCCGATACGTGTTCGCCGGCCTTGAGGCACTCATCAAGAATGCCTTCGTTCACCCGCCTATTGGTGGTAAGCTTGTCAACCCATTCAAGGGTCCGGCTAAGATTTATGCCGGTGACTTGATCGAACACGACCTTGGCTTCACAGCAGGCAATGATGGCCCTGGTGCTACCATCAAGATTCTGAAGGCTTACGGCGTGGCAAAGGCTACTGCTACGGCTACAGACACAGACATCTATATTGTTCGTAACGGCTTCGTTCACATTCCGTTCCCTGGAGACACCATCATGGTCGGTCAGAAGGACTTCAAGACAAAGGCAAAGGGTGTGACTGTTTCTGCCGTTGAGGCTACGACTGACGATACCGCAGGTGATGTTTGGAAGGTTACTCTTTCTGCTGCTCTCGGTGCGTTGAAGGTAGGTGACGTATTGGTTGAGGCTGCAAGTGCAGGCGACTCTGTATTGCCTATGGTGACCAACCCTAACTGCTTTGCTCCGAACGACAACGATTTCCCTTATTTCGATGCCGGAGGTGACAAGTACCACAAGCCTCGTACAAACATCAACTTCTGTATGTTGAATCCAGACTGCGTTATGTGGCTTGACCGCATGGGTCCTGTTCCTCCTGCCGTTAAGGCGATGAACAAGTCACTCTACCCAGAGTTCTGGCACATTTAACCTATTGTATAACGTAAAAAGATTGATTCAGGATTATGGCAAAAATTGATATTGGTGTCGAGCAGCTTGCGAAGTTCTTCACTGGTAAGGGTAACAACACTTACCTTCAGAAGTTCATCAATCGTGACGGCGTACTGCGCTGTAACAACGGCTGGTATCTGACACAGGGTGACATCGATCCAAACCTCACCCCTACATCTAATAATGGCGACGCAACCTTCAAGGTTCGTCTTCGCAAATTGAACCCTGCAACCATGATGAGTCTCCGTGCTCCTCTAGGCGAGGGCTATCAGAACGACCACGAGGGTATTGAGTGGTATACCGCTTCAATCCCAGACTTCGCTGCTGACGGCTTCCGTGAGACTGCGACAGAGCGTTACCACAAGATGCAGCTTCTCCGGGATGAGTTCGGCAACGATGCAGACCTGGTTGATGCTTATCTCGACAAGGTTCAGGTATTGTATGACTCTCTTGACATGACTATGACTTACATGTCAGCCCAGTTGAGTTCTAAGGGTGTCATCGACTACGACAAGATTGGTCGCGGTATCCAGGAGCCTCTGTATGACGCAAAGGTTCCTGCAAAGAACTTCAAGAAGGCAGGCAAGCTTGCCTGGAGCGACCCAAACTGCGACTTACTTGAACAGATGCGTAAGTTTGAGGAGGATTGGCGCAATGAGAACATCGAGTATCGCAGTGTACCTCTCGTATGGCAGATGACCAAGAACGACTACAACAACGTATTCTTGAAGAACAAGCAGATTGCCGAGCTGTACAAGAGCTGGGCGAACGCTAACTTTGTGGCAGTATTGCAGAACTACGGTCCGAACGCCGCAATGTTCCTGAAGTCTGTTGTTGACCTCAATGGTCTTTCTCCTATCGAGATTGTCGATGAGGTTGAGCACAACAAGCGCTTCGACGGAACCGTTACCGAGATTCGTGGTTGGGCAGACGGAACAGTTGTTCTTCGTCCTGCTGGCAAGCCTTTGCTTTTCATGCATAAGGAGATCCTTGACAAGCGTATCTTTGACGCCCTTGGCAACAAGCTCATTGATGTAGCTTGGGCGAAGACCAACAACGGTCTCGGTCTGCTCCGTAACATGGTTACTGCGAACGGTATGTACCAGGAGTTCAAGACAGACTTGTTCCTTGCTTCTGTTCCAGCTATGCTCGATTCTCCTTACCGTTGGATTATCGACATTACCAAGAAGGGTTAATTCTTTAACGTAACAAGATTGTATGACTATGGATTCGGAGATGAACATTTACACTGTGAACGACTACCTTATTAATAAGGTGAAGTTCGAGATGCCGATGAAGGCTCTGTTGGGCATCATGCACGACAGGGAGCTTGAAAACGGCATCGACCTCGAAGCCTGCGACAAGGACAAGGTAAGACTTGCCTATGCCGACATGCTGAAATGGTTTGTTCTTGGTCCGAGCAAGGCGAACAACACCTCCGATTCCGATAACGGATGGACTCATTCGGGAGGTGGCTATGACATGTCGGATAACGACAGGAGCGAGATGAAGGCAGAGGCCAACGCTATCTATGCGGAGCTGGAGCCTGATTCGATGCTCAAGAAGAAGTCCACCTTCCGGGTGACCTCCCACGGAGTAAAGAGGGCGAATTATTCTCCTTGGGGAGAACCTCTCCCTCACATCATCAAATAAGGCGTATGGAAAAGGAAAACATCAGAAACCCAAGATACCCTCACATCATAAAGATCGTGAGGAAGGTCGTCGGAAAAGCCGACCCTGATGACCCGTTTGCCGATGATGATGCTCCAGTTGGTGAGGACAAGGAAATCATTCTCTACTATGGCGAAGGTCGCAGTTACACAGATACCACTACAGAGGGAGACAAGAACGTCGACCAGAACAAGAGGAAGGCATCGATTCCGGTCAGATATGACGAATGGGATGCTGACAGATGTCCTCTTGACGGCGACACCATCTACTCCACTGTCGGCAACAACACCGAGGTAGGTATGGTCAAGGACTGCGAGCCGGATAATAACAGGACTGTCGTTTACTGGAATCTCACTAGGGTTTAGATTATGGCGAAATACTTTAGCGGAAAGCGTCTGTCTATCGGAGCGCAGTTCGAGCATCAGATTAAGCCAAGGGTCGAAAAGCTGGCGTATGACAAGATGCTTGCGATTATGCAGGAACTTGCTCACAGAACCGTCAACTATTTCAAAGAGAACAGGACGTTTTACAACATCACCGGTAACGCATATACTTCGTTCTATGCAGCAGTGTATTACAAAGGAAAGCTCATTTACATGGTGCGTGCCTCGAAGGGTGAAAAAGCACCAACGAGAGTAACCCTGGCGGAGGGAGAAAAATATAATCTCCCGTTCTACTACGACGGAGGTGAAAACAAAGGCTATACCGGTAAAGTCGGTGGTGGTCACCAATGGGGTCCTAACCTTATCTACGGACGTATCGGAAAGGTGAAATCTACCGGGAAAGACTGGGCACTCGTTGCGATATGTCCTGTTGAATATGCAGTATTCGATAAGGAGAACCGCATTTTCGAGACAGTTTACAATACATACGAGTCTCTTCCTGACATGTTCGATGCCTGCGTAGTATACGCCAATAGTTCAACTTTTAACAAACTGTAAGCTATGGTAGATATCAAGCAGATATATTTCGACTTAGGAAACGCAGTAAAGGGTATATGCGACAAGGTGTATCCCAGGAATCGTCCTAAGGCCGTGGATACCAAAATAGGTAGCTACATCGTCGTAAATGCTCCGTACACAATCAGAAACAACGAGATGAACTACGATGGCTCCTACAACTACTATACTACCACTATCCAGATAGAGGTGTATGTAAGAGATAAGGCCTCCTCGGCGAATCCGAATGGTTTCAGTCCTGCGGAAATGGATAAGAAAGTCAAGGCGGTCCTCGAAAGATTCCCGATTTCTACAGACAACATCATCGTTACTAGACCGAACGTTGCTATCCAGGCTGACGACGGCGCAGGTTTTTCCGTGACAATCATACAGGGAAGGTTACGTACTAGATAAGTATTCAGGTATAACAATTTAAAATATTTTAGATTATGGCTATGACAACTATTGACAAGATGAAGGACATTTTCAATGGTCCTAAAACTCTGCTCTACTCAAAGGCTATTACCGATTTGAGCAAGGCTTCAGTTGACATCACACCAGAGATTGAGCTTCCTGTTGAGGTTGATTCTCTTAAGGCAACCATGGAGGATCCTACCATCAATCACTACAAGGTTATCGGTCTTGCCGGTGACTGGGCAACTACCGCAGAGCTCGGCGACTTCAATGTAGAGTTCGTTGTTCCTTCAAAGGCAAAGGACCTGCTGAAAATCATGTTCGGCGAGGATGCAATCACAGAGTTGACCAAGGTTACCTTGAAGGGTACTGGTGACGCGACTCTCGATGCTACTACCGGTTTTACCGGAGTTGCAGTTGAGCCTAAGAAGTTCAAGATTAAGGGTACTATCGTCATCGTTGACGATGAGAAGGAGAACCTTATGATTGTGACAAACATTGCCCTCTATGCAACGTTGCAGTGGGATGACACTGGTTCAAAGCCAGTTGCATTCAAGTTCGCCGGTTCTATCGAGGGCGCAGGCATGCGCAGCATCGCTTGGCTTACTAAGGCTCCAGGTGCTGGTGAACCAGGCATTGGCGGTTAATCAAGAGAAAAGGCTTCTTTAGGTAATTAGATTCAGGATAACAAACCGTTGGGCGGCAGGCTAATCAACAGCCGTGCCGCCCTTCTTCATTTAATAGCATACAATCATGGCAGAAGAAAAGAAAATAGAGCAGCCTTCAGTGGACTTGCAGGAGTTGCTTGACAGCGTGCTGCACGACGAGCCTACCGAGTTCGTGTTCCGTGGAAAGAAGCACAAGCTCGGTTGGCTTCGCAAAGGAACCATGAGCAGGTGTTCCCACATCAGGGCAAAGGAGAAGAACGAATGGAAGCGCAACGTCAAGATTTGCGTCTGCATTCTCCTCAACAACATCTGGAAGATACGATTCCTGTATTGGATCTACTGGCGTTGGCTCTACTATATCAAGGATGTGGATGTGGTAGAGGTCCTGAGGGTCCTCGATGTTTCTAAAAAAAAAATTCCATCGAACGCATTCTCACTGGCTACCATATTAGCGACCGGGATGACGGACGTGATGATGACGATGACGAGGAGCGAAGCAAAAGCTATCCAAGCAGAACCAGCTGGGGAGCAGCCTTCTCGCTAGCGGAGAAGTTCGGTTTCCTCTTTCAGCGCAAGTACTTCATTGCAGCCTACGACTACTGGTGGGGCTATTCATCGGCACAGATTGACCTCATGGTTGCAGACCAGCCTCTTGTTGTCTATCCTAAGACCAAGAAGGAAGGTGGTCCAAAGAAGCACACCAAAAAGGAGATGGATGACCTCTACGACAGGTGGATGGAGAAAAAGAAGAATGAGGGAAGCCTCATCGGCAAGAAGATAAGTCTTGCTGATTACTTAAACAATAAACTCTAATTTTAAAATATTCAGGATATGGCAGGTGGAAATTTAGGTAACTTGTTCGTCTCACTTGGAATAAAGGACGAAATGTCGAATGCTCTTCAGAAGATTATCAAAGAAATGAAGGGCGTTGACCAGGCCACACAGGATGCAAAAAAACGAGGAGAGGAACTTGTAAGTAGTCTCAACAGTATCAATGGGAATAATTTCTCAAAGGTATTTCGCGATGCAAACGAATATATAGAGAAAAATTCCAAAGGTGTTTCGGGTATTGTTAAAATGCTCAATACTTTAAAAGCAGAAGACCTAAACACCTTAACAAGCAAGTTTCTTGGCGCTAGAAATTTTACTAACATAGCGTCTATTCTCAGAACAGCAAATGCTGAGTTGGAAAAGATGTCAAGCAATGAGGATAAGGCTGGCAATGTTAAGATTTGGCAGTCGAAAATATCCAACGCCCTTGATTATATAAAGCTCTTGCAGGATATTAACGAACAACAGAAGAAAATCAACAATACAAAATCTGAAAATCCGAACGTTGATACAAAAAGCCTCGATAATGCAAGAAAATCATTAGCAGGAATCAGGTCAGAAATTGCCGGCCTTTTGTCAAGCGGAGGCGTAGATGATGCGAATGTACTCAAAGGATTCCAGAAATTATTGAGCGTCGCAAAAAAAGATGTAAAAGATATTGTTTCTACATTCAAAAAAGATAACGTCCTGTCTAACTTTTCCGGTGGGGCCGCAAAGGTTGAAGCTGATATTGCACGCGTGACAGAGAAACTTGCTAAGATGCGAGATTTGATGTCGGAAGGAACACAGAAGGGGTACAGCACGTCTATGCTAACCGGAAGTATTTCCGAGCTTGATAATATCCTTACCCGTCTAAATGCTGCAAAACTTAACCCTACGATGCTGACCGACGCAGCTCAGATGCGAAACCTGATTTCTGATGTTCTTGTTGAGATGATGAAAGCAACCGCCGCTACACAGGCTTACGGACGAGAGAAGGGAAAAGTTATTGCGCAGGAGAAAGCTGCGGCAGAAGAGTACAATCGTCAGAGACGTCAGAGAGATGCTGCAAAGAAGGCTCAGGATGAAGAGCTAAAGGCGCTATCGGACTACGCTAAGCGCTACATGGAGCTTCAGGAAGCCAAGATTAAGGCAGACAAGAAAGCTTCTGACGAGAGAAAGAGGCAATCTGAGGCGGAAAGAAAGAGAATCGAGACTGACACTGCTAGAATGTCTAAACTCTATGCTACAATGTCTCTTGCTATCGGTAGGGGCGAACGTGCTGGTATAAGAGGCCTTGAACTCGGTGTAAACACAAGCGCCCTGGAGAAAGCCCTTTCCGATGCGACCGAGCTTAAGAAAAGGATTGAAGATGCTAACATTGCCCTTATGGGTAAGGGTGGAAGGCCTTCATACTCATCGTACGTTGAGGAAGTGAACAGACTTTCATCAAGCCTTGCAAATGCCACACAAGCTCAAAGAGACTTAAACTCTGCACAAGATAAAGCTAATAGAAAGGCAGAAGCGCAAGCTATTAGGGATGCAGCCAAAGCAAAGCGTGAAGATATTGCAGTAGAGAAGCAGCGCCAGAACGAGTTAAAGAACACGGAGCGCAGATTTGATTCTCTCGGAAATAAAGTTCGTCAGCTTCGCTCTGAATACAGCAGAGGTATCTCCATCGGCGCAGATGTAAGTAAGGCGGAAGATGAGATTAAAAGGCTCCTCTCTTTAATGAGAGCCCTTAGAGCTATCAGGGATAGGCTGAATTCTGAGAATTGGAAAGATTATGTTGGTGCGCTTGGCAGTATTGGTAGTGGTCATGACACAACATTAGCATCAAGGGTTCTTCAGGACCAAAGGGCAGTTAATCGCGAGGTCCAGAGAGGTGTTGAGCTTGAACAGAAGCGTCAGCAGGAAATTGCTCAGTCTGCCGCAAAGGCACGAAACGACCTTGCAGCAGCATTCGCCGGAGCCAACGCTGAAGCGAAGAAGATGCAATCCATAGTCGGAGACATCAAATCTCTCTTCTTACAGGGAGGTATTGTCTTTGGCGCGCAGCAGTTCTTCAATTCAATCGTTCAGACTGGCGGCGAGATTGTTCAGCAGCATGTAGCGTTGCGTTCTATCCTTGGAGATGTGCAGAAGGCTGACGAATTATTCGCTCAGACTCAGCAGCTTGCGTTGCAGTCTCCATTCAAGTTCGGAGAGTTGAACAGAGATGTCAAGCAGCTGGCCGCATTCGGAGTCGAGGCAAATGACTTGTATGATACCACAAAGCGACTTGCGGATATTGCATCTGGTCTTGGTGTAGACTTCGGACGATTGGGTTTGGCATTCGGCCAGGTAAAGGCTCGTTCTTGGCTCGATGGTAAGGAGTTGCGCCAGTTTGCTTACGCTGGACTTCCACTCTTACAGAAAATTACGGAGCTTTACAATTCAGAAGGAAAGAACGGAAGAAACAATTATACACAGGCAGATGTCAAGAAGATGATTTCCGGGAGACAGGTAAGCTTCGAGGATGTTCAGAAGGTACTGTGGAAAATGACTGATGAGGGTGGCCAGTTCTACAATATGCAGCTTGTATTGTCCGAAACACTGCTTGGCCGCTGGAATAAGCTTATCGACGCGTGGGATATTATGCTCGGTAAATTTGCAGAAGGAAAGAATGTCATAGGCGGTACGTTCTCGTTTATTATCAACCGAGTAACAGACTTAGTATTAGCTCTTGATAAACTATCCCCTGCTATGCTTTCTTTCGGAGCTATATTTGCTGCAAGGAAACTTGGACTGATGGCTTCCGGTAAGCTCGGGTTGGGCTCAATAAACAAGAACTACACTCAGCAGATGAACGCTCAGCTGAGGACTTACGCTATCGAACAGCAGCAACTTGTCACAGAAGGTAAGATTACTCAACAGAAGGCGTTGCAGAATGTACAGGCAAGGGCATACTTGCTGTCTGATACCGCTTCAAGGGCGAATGCTATGTCTCGTCTTGCACTTGAAGGGAAGATGTCTGTTCTTCAAATGCAAAAAGCAGTCAAGGAAGGTCTTATAACCAAAGAGCTTGTTAGTCAGCTTGCGGTGATGGGACAGATTACAGCAAGACAGGAGCAGATTATACTCGGAGGAACACGATTTGCCGCCGTAATGAATATGGGTATCTCTAAGATAGGTGGAGGAATCAAGTCCCTCTTTACGATGCTTGGCGGATGGTGGGGACTTGCTATCGGGGCAGCTGTTCAGATATTCTCCAGCTATAGCAGTGATATGGATAGAATTTCCGAGAATGCGAAGGGATTCAGGGATTCTGCATACAACAAAAAGAAGAGCTACGAGGATGAGCTCGCAAACGAGAAGCCTGCAAACAGCGCAGACTTGCAACAGCGAGTAAACTCAATGAAAGAGCTCCTTCGAAACAGCGGAGATTACACACAGACAATAGAAGATCAGATTGCAAGGGCGAAGAACCTTAACGAGCAGTATGATATCCTCAATAAGGGAATAGTTGCCGCTCGTGATAACTCGCAGCAGGAAGCAAACGACTCGGATGTAGTTGCTGGCGCACTTGGTGCTTCTGGTGGTTGGGGTTCAGGTAACCCTTTCGCAGACACGATGGAGGATGCTGTCGAAGACCTCAACGAGGCGGTTATCAAGTACCAGACGCTTCTATCCGGACTTGACGAGGAAACGAAATCAAGAATGGATAGTATTGCTAATCAGTTCCTGAAGCCAGAGGAAAGAACCATGTCTCTCGATGAGAAGATTCGTATTCTAGCAGAAAGAGGAGGCGCAAACTGGGATTCTTTCGTTTTGAAGTCAAGTAACGGAAGCAATGATATTGCAAATAGCATTTATAAAATAGGAATAAGGGCCAACAAGGTTAGTGATCAGATAAATGATATCGCCAAGAAAAATATTCCTAGAATAATTAGCTTCCTTAAGAAGTCATTTAACCTGTTCGGCGCAGATTTCTCGAAGTGGTGCAACAGGAATTCTTCACGCTTTGCGAGCATGATAGAAAGAATGCTCGATGCGTGCAAGGTGAATGTCCCTCAGATTCGGGAGTACTTGAAGTCTATCTTCTATCAGGAGGCAGGCGCAAAGCAGCCAAAGAAAGCTGGTGGTGGTAATGCGGTAAATCCAAAGACACCTATGCAGCAACGAGTGCGCAGAAATCTGTCAAAGAAAGGAAAGAGTAAAGCGAAGGTAGAATCGCAGGCAGCGATGCTCGACTCTTACCTCGATGAAACTTCCGACTATAATACGGATAATAACCTGCAAACAGAGTTGCAGAACAGGTACAACGAGTATAAGAACCGCGAGAACAAGTTCAAACGCGGTAAGATATCTAAGGCACTTCGAGATGAGGCTTGGGAAAGCTACAATAGCTTGAATCAGGCGGCATGGGAAGGTCTCGGCTATAAATTCTATCCGCAAGACAAAAAGTCCAATAAGGTTCCGAAAGGAAGAAACGGGAATTCAGGTCGCAAAGAAGATATAGAGCTCAAGCGTTTACAGGAGCGTCTAAGCAGTCTTAAGTCTGCAAGACAGATGTACCAGAAGTACAAGAGCATTATGCCTGATGAAGAGGCAAAGAAGAAGACTTACAATCTTTTTCCTGAGGTTACCGGTCTTAATCTTGACGACTACCAAAAGGCTGTTCATTCTCTCCTTGAAGGATTCAGCATAAACACCACCGAGAGAAAGAAGTTCCAGACTTCCATCTATCGTGAGGTTGCAGAGTGGCTCTTCGACGAGAAGGATAAGAAGGAGTACGAGAGAAAGGCAGCTGACTTCAATGAGTCCATGAACAAGCTGTCAGAACGTTGGGATTTGTACAAGAGTCTTCTTGAAAAGACAGGCAGCAAGTTCTTTGCTGAGTCCGCATGGGTTGACGCTTTTCAGATGGATGACAAGACTCAATCTCTTATGGACGAGTATTACGCTCACTACCATGAGATATTTAATCTTCAGAACTCTCTCAATATGACGGATGGTGAAGCTAAGGCAAAGCTTAAGCTGCCAAATCAGTACGAAGAGTGGAAAAAAATTACAGAACTCCTCCGTGGTAATTATGTTAAGTCTTTGCAAGATGCCGCCGACATCATTGAGAAGACAGAAGATTACGAGGACAAAATTCTTAAGATTCGACAGGATTACGATAAACTTATCAAGAAGACGGATGATCCTGGTATCAAGGCAAGGTACGAGATACAGAGAGACAAGGAGATTGGTCAGGTTAAGCTTGACAAGTTCAAAAACTCTTCTGATTATCTCAACTTCTACGGAGCCATCGTATCTCTCGGTATGGATAAGGCTCAGGCCATCGGAGCAAGAATCAGGCAGAATATCAATGAGGCTCTGCAAAACGGAGCCATCGATGCGAGAGAGTACGCCAAGGAAATCAAGCAGCTTGATGAACAGTTATCGAAGCTGACGAGTCCAAAGAAGACTTTCCTCAATGGAGGTCTAAAGGGAATGGCTGAGCAGAAGATTTCTGATGCCAGCGAGCAGATGACCATCGCAGCAAGTAAAATTGCTGAAGGCAAGAAGGTTCGCGAACTTGGCCTCAAAATGGGAGACGAAAACTTCGTCAAGCGTGGTGACAGCATGATTGCCAGTGGAAAGGCTATGATGAAGGCTGCTGAGATTCTGTTTAAAGATGGGACAAAGGCAAAAGAATCTCTTGACAAGTTTGCTAACGTAGTAAGCATTATCGACCAGAATGTCCAGGGAATGAGTGAAGCATTCAATGACATCAAAGAGACTGCTTCCCTTCTCGGAGCTGACACTGAGTCTGATGGATGGCAGGACGCTTCTGCGTTCTTCGAGACATTCTCTGGTATGTCAAGTTCACTTTCAAAGGTGGTAACAAGCGCAGAGTCCGGCAACGTTGGTGGAATCCTTGCCGGTGTCACTGGCATATTTACCTCTCCTATCAAGGCGTTTGCAAAGGCTCATGATGCTAAGCTCGACAGACAGATAAAGCTCGCAGAGAGACAGCTGAATGAATTGAAGAACCTATCTAGCAATATCAGTTCCGTTATTGAAAAGACACTCGGTGGAATCTATTCTTACGAAAGGTCTTCTGATACAACTAAAAAGCTCAACGATGTCAAGAATGACTATAAGGCTTGGGAGGCTTATTCCAAGACTGATATGGGCAAGGCTTTCTTCGGTGGCAAGAACTTGAGTCACTACAGCAATGAGACCTATGATGCTGTGATGAAGACGGAGACGAATCCTTCCGCATACGCAGATCAGCTCGCCCTACTCCACGCTCAGGAAGACGAGTTGAGAAAGCAGAGACAAGCTGAGGAGGATAAGAAAAAGACGGACAAGGATAAGATTGCTGACTACGACCAGCAAATCAAGGAGATGCAGTTGCAGATTAAGACGTTCGCACAGGACTTCCTTAAAGACGTTTACTCTATCGATATGAAGAGCTGGGCAAGCACACTTACTGACACAATTGTGAGTGCATGGGCTAAAGGTGAGGATGCTGTAGATGCTTACAAGAAGAAGGTCAAGGAAATGGTTCGCGATGTGGTAAAGAATATCGTTACGCAGAAAATCATGGAAAAGGCTCTCGAAAAACCTCTCGAATGGCTTACGTCCGTTCTTGATAAAAAGGGACAGCTCGACGAAACGGACATGATTAATTTTGCGAAGCAGGTTAATGAAATAGGAGATAAGGTTGTTCCTCAGATAACCGGTCTTGCTGATGCCTTAAAGAACGAAGGATTGGATATGAGAGAGGACGGAAGTTCCTCTACGACCAACTCGATAAAAGGCATTACCGAGGAGACAGCTGATCTTCTTTGCAGCTACGTAAACGACATACGTCTCAATGTTTCTGTTGATAGAGAAAACATAAAGTTGATATCTGATGCTGTGAAATCGGTTCCAGAGCTTAATGTGATTGCGAGATCACAACTAACTGCCATGAATCAGCTTGTTACTCTTGCTGAGTACAGAAATGGTAAGCTTGATGATATGTATAATTGGATGCGCTCTGTTACGAAGGAGACTGGCGCAAAGAGTTTAAGAATTCATTAAAAGACAAGTACTATGTTTGAAAAAAGAAATTTATCAGACAGAATGAAGAATGAGGCGGTTTCACTGGGTCTTTGCGCTCAGTGGACCGCCGAGTGGCGCGACAACTCATCCAAGCATGAGATGGTCGAGAAGTTTGTTAAGGGTATCGACTTCTGTATCGGAAAGAACTGGCCTTCGACCAAGGATATGAAGAAGTACTTTGGTGATGTCATTCATGATCATGGTGTGTATGTTGACGAGAACGTTGACCTGCAAAACCCGAAGATTGTCATCCTCAATGGAGAGTGTGTGGCAAGCATCAGCTATGACTGGATGGACAGTGGAGAGATATACGTAAGGCACAACTCTTCACTTTACCTGAAGGTTAAGGGATTCTCCAGGGTGTTTGTTAATCTGTTAGATGGCGCAGAGCTTCATGTTGAATGCGAAGATACCGCAAAGTGCTTCGTCTACCAATACGGAGGAACAGTCGTGAAAGCTACCGGACCAGTCAATATTAGGGATAGACACGACTTTAAGTTCAATTAATGCATATTTATGCGTATTTTCTTGCATATTTATTCTATTTTTTGTATATTTGCAATTATAAAAAGTTGAATTAAGGTATGAAAGATTATTTCAGGATATACATGCAGAAGGAAGGCGATGGGAACGAGGTGAAGGACTCCATCGCCGACTTCGGTATGTACGTTAGCGAGAGTCCGTTCAAGCCTTGCGATTCTGTCAAGGAACCTGTGAAAAGGGAATGGCACGACGAGCATGGTGACGACGAGTATATTGGCAAGGATGGCCTCTATATGGCGGCATACGAGAACAAGGTAAAGTTCCTGTTCAAGGGTAATGCCTTCGGCGCAAACGAGAAGTGTAAGGCTTTCATCGACTATCTCCGTAAGTCTGGCATGATGAAACTGTACTGCGACTTCAACAGGGTTGGAAGGCAGCATGTGAGACTGAAGAGCATTGATCCGGACCTGTACAGATATCCGGGCAACGAGGACTTGCTAGTCCTCTCTATTACTTTCAAGATTAATGACCCTGTTACTGACATCAAGCCAATTATGGACGCACAGGACAGGATTTCAAATTTAGGATAGCACAACATGAGCACTTGGAATATTTATCATAAGGATGGCTCTAAGCTGACAGACGTTAACGGAGAGCAGATAACCGTTCATGGATTGGAATACTCCGATTCTTGGATGGGTGAGTGCTTCGTGACTATCAATTTCAAGCATGAAGTTCCTATCAACTTTCAGATAGGCGACTATATTGTCTATCGTGGCGAGAGGTTTGAGCTCAACTACGAGCCGGGCAAAGATAAGCAGGCCAGACCCGACACATACGGAGAGGGCTTCGTATATGACAGCGTAAAGTTCAATGCGTTGCAGGATGAACTTTCTAGGGCTGAGTTCCTCGATGTGGTATTGAACGACAACGAACTCCACTACACTGCCCTGCCAAAATTCCCGTTCTACGTACAGACTCTGGATGATTTGCTCGACAGGATTCAGGCGAACCTCGACGAGCAGATTGGTAAGGGTCTTTGGAAGATTTACTCCAGGAACATGGAGCGTTCCGTGCAGCGTGGAGCCCTGAAAAGCGAGTGGATGTTGGTTTACGGTAAGGAAACCAACGATAACGTCATCGAATCAATGTCCATCACCATCGACTCGAAGAAATGCTGGGATGCTCTTGCGCTCGTGAACGAGAAGTGGGATGTGAACTTCATAGTCAGAGGAAGAAACATCTATGTCGGTACTGCGGGGGTGCAGGCTGGGCACATGTTCAAGTACGGCCTCGGTGAAGGATTATATGAGATTGTGCAGAATGCCGACTCGGAACAGAATATCATAACAAGGCTCAGAGCCTATGGTTCCGAGAAGAATCTTCCTTCCCACTACTATGCTGACCTAGGTGTCAAGTACGTGGCGAATATAACGAAAGTCGTCGGAGCGAGCACGAATGTCGAGCTTGAACTGGATGTCGACTATATAGAGACGTATTTCAAGAACAAGAGGAAATTCGTCGTTTCCGGCGAGTCTCAGGAGCAGTCTTTCGGATGGGTTCTTCAGGTAACGTTTGATTTTCAGACTGTCATCACCGGCTATGTGACGCAGGGGTATAACTCTAACAAGTGCAAGTTTTACTCTGAGCTGAAGGGCACACAGATTGATAGCGGAGACGAGGAATCGAAAGAGAAACTTGACGCATTCATTGCGCAGGTCAAGGCCGGAAACACGAAGATGTACATCACGTCAGGTCTCAATAAGAAGGTCATTCCGTCATCCATGAAGGAGTATGCAGAGAATCTCCCGAACAATATGTCCATCAACAGACTTATGCTACCAGGATTTCCTCATGTATCGCTGAGTGACTCCTATGATTCGCTAACGGATGAGGAGAAGAAGTACGTGAACCCTACTGGGAAGCAACACAAATTCTCTACTGATCCACATAGGCCATACATCGATTCCGTCAACATCGAACAGATTGGCCTCCGTTCGGCATCGCAGTTCTTCGATACCGATGATAAGACGAATGGGGTCGTAGAAATCTACCCTACCATCGAAGAGATGGAAATCGGTGGCGTGCGTGTGGATGAGATTGACGAGGGTGTTGCTCCTGATGATGACGGCAGATTCAATGATAACGAAAATGTCAAGAACGTTGACATCTATCTCTGTAAGGCTGTCGATTTCGATATTAACGACTTGAAGGATGATGATTTCTCAATCTCCATGAAAGATGGTATGTGCGGTGGCCGAACGTTCAAGGTGGCATCCTCAACCAAGGTCGATGGGAGATGGAGGCTTACTATCGAGAGAACCAAGGACGATGCTCTTGAGCTTTGGTTCCCATACAGTGACTACCCTATCAAGAAAGGCGACCATTTCGTTCTTACCGGTATCACCCTTCCTGATTCATATGTTAATGCCGCATCACTGAAGCTTCTTAAGTATGCCATAGCGCTCATTGACAAGAACGACTACACAAGATACGTCTATCAGCCGAAGGTAGATGAACTTTTCATGGCAAGGCAGCATGATCTTGCAGAAGAAGATACTACAGGAACCATAAAGAGTCTTCATGATACGCTCAAAGCTGGTGACTTAATGGAGTTTGAGGATACTGACCTCAGGATCGGCGGAACCATTTCCATTGACCAGCTTACCATCAAGGAAGACGATGGCAAGATTCCGACCTACGATATAACTCTTCGAGAGGATAAGGAAGTTGGAACCATCCAGAAGATCCAGCAACAGATTTCGTCGCTTCAAAGCGGAAACGGAGGAACTGGTGCAGGCTTGACAACTACACAGGTCAAGAATCAGGTTGCGACAGAGGGAAGTAAACACTTTATTTCGAAGATAAATGATGATACCGCAAAAGGTACAGTTACCTGGGAGAAGGTTCAGAAGTTCATGCAAGGATTGTTCCTTGGCAACGGCAACAACTATAGCATAGACGGCAACGGCAACGCTATCCTCTCTAGTGTATTGGTGAATCTCTTGAAGTCACTCGACTTTAACGAGGCAGAGCAGACGGGCTTTGCAATCAAGCAGAGAAGCGATGGTAAGTATCAAATGTTGCTAACGGACTTGATAGTATGGGGTAAGGCAGTATTCAACACGCTATCAATTCGGGAACTCAGCTACGTTGGAGGTAACATTGTCCTCTCCCCTGCTGCTGGCAAGATAAGCCACATAAAGGAGGTCTTCAGCGAGATAACGAATGAGCTGATTGGTTGGAAATGCTATCTCCTCGCTGATGATGGAACGACCGCAACAATCAACTCATGGAAGGTGGACGACCAAGTTATGTGCAAGACGTTCAACATCAAGGCTGGTGTCTATGAGAACGTCAGCAACAAGGACTATTGGAGACTTGTTACAAAGGTATCAACAGAAAATGAGGTAATCACCGATGATGAAGGTCACGAACTCTACGACGGCAAGAAGTTCGCTTGGATTCAGATAGCCAAAGGCAACTGCATGGAAGGCTCAGACAACCCTTCCGCAGGTGATACCATCGTCCTCATGGGCAACAAGACTAATACGAGCCGCCAGCATCTGCTGATGATGGAGACCGAAGGAGATTCCGCACCGAAGTTCACTATGTACAGAGGTATAAACTCCTACTCCCTCAAAGGCAAATCAATCTTCGATGTAGGATTCAACGGCATCAACATCGTGTCGAAATACTACCACTTGACGACCGTTGACGGCGAGAAGATTTGGACACCTATCTATCGTGGCG